GTTGACGGTTGCTACCTCAACCTCATTTAAAATAGTGGATTTTCGTATAGGAACTCTACCTCGTCACTATAGCGAGACCGCCCTGTCGCGTTAGCCGTTCCTACCTAGCGTCGTGCACTTAACACTTGTCATATCTTTTTTCGGAAAAGTTTGACCAATGAAACCTCATTTGCAAACTACACTTCTGTATATTTTTCCCTGTTGTTGTGAAGTGCTACAATATCATGTATCAGGACATTCTTGAGCCATCTTTTTTTTCACGGTATAGTGAGGATCAAGTATGTTGGGCAATCTCTATCCGCTAGCCTCTACCTGCTCATGGCTAGAAGAGCAACGGTTTGTTATCTTTAACGTCTCTAACTCCGTCATCAACCTATTTGAGACAAGAGAAACAATAAAAAGTAACCACAAAGGGATGTTTACGAAGAAACAACATAGGAATGTTTCACACTTTTTATTTTCTTTCTCTTTCTTATTACATATATATTATATCATATTTTTTTTAAAAAATCAAGTCGCCGCTCTTTATTTCCTAACGACACACTTTTTCCAAAATTCAATAGCATCTTCAACTGTGCCATAAATTCTACGATAGAGGTCTCTAAGATTTTCCTCACCCTGATATTCTTTTGCTAATTTAATTACATCCTTTTTCGTCCAAATATAGCGATAATCACAAATATCCCATGTATCGTGATTAATCTTACGGAAAGCAGACGGTGACTGTACTAAAACTTCACTCTCTTCGCTCTCCACAGGAATATTTCTAATTCTTGATGCAGCCTGTCTTTTTGCCCATTTTCTACAACGACAAGAATCAACTACAAAAGGATGCTTTTTATAACTTCTCGACATAATTTACACCTCACACAAAAAATTGTTTTTTCTTTGCTTGGTTATTTATGTATAATACGAATTTATGACATAATGAATAATGCTCTTTTGTCCAACTGTAGGATAAAAAATTTGAATTTTTGTTGTAATAAATTTTATCAGGATGATAATTATCTATGAGCCACTGAAGATACTCTGAAGCAGATTGCTTAAACATATGTGCGGGAATCCACCATAACCCAGCCTGTCCGCCCAAATCAGTAGTATCGTTGCAATGCCAATCTCCGGTCGGACTCTGCCATTCCTTATAGGCAAGAATATGACTCATAGCTTAATTCTCCTTAAAAACCAAGTTTATTTAAAAGGGTGTTCACTCTGTCTTTCTCTTCCTGAGTCGGCTCCGCATACTTTGGTGCGGCGACCTGACCTACAGGCGCCGGAAAGCCACTATTGCCGCTATCTAAAATAGTATTAGTCTCACCATCTGGAGAAACGTTCTCCTTAGCGCAAGTGAGAGCTACCTTAATCTGAACGTCACCAACCGGAATACGAATTTCCTTGCCGTCATTATACAGAAAAGAACCTTCAAATGCCTTTAAAATGCCATTGGTTACAATTAACTTTTCTTCTGAACCTTTGCCCATTCTTATTACCTTTCCTTCATTTGATATATATATTATATCATAATTTTTTTAAAAAATCAAATGGTCATTCAATATACTTTGCAAACATTTCATCTGCTAATTGTATTGTCTTTTGGTCTGTAACGCTTTCTTTCTTATCTTGAACCATTAAAAGTCCTTTATCTTTCATAAGCTTTCCCGCAGCTAACAGGTTGCCGCAAATATTACACTTACTATAATTGCACTTCTTATCACAAGTAGCTCTTTTGGTAAAAGAAGGTAAAATTACACGACTATCAATTTCTTCATCTAAATGGAATATAATATCTTGAAGATTACCTAACCAACGACCTGCTTTATAAATATCATAATAAACATCTTGCTGTTGTAAATTGCCATAGAACTCAAATATATCAATATATTGAGAATAAAAATCAACATCTTCGGGTCTGATAAAGAAACTAGTTATAGTATGTTTTGGTTCCCAAGTAGAGCATCTTTGTGCAATATTAGGATAAACTCGAATGTTGATATTATTTTGCTTGCATAGAATGTAAACTTTATCTAATGAGAAACCCAAATCTTCAGAAATGTAAACATCAGATACTCCAAGCTTGATAACATCTGCTAATTCTGTACTATTCGTTATCATAGAATTAAAAAAGAATGGAATATTTTCTTCTTGTAAAGCTTTAATCCATGTTTTTTCCCACATTGTTTTGATAGCAAAATTAGGATGTAATTGATAAGCATTTTTAATAATATCAAGATTTTCTTCTACTGATTCTCCTCCAACAAACGTATCTAACATTGGACAGATATCAACAACAATTCGTTGCTCTTGTGGACGAGACTGAACAAATTTAATTAATTCAGGTTCTCGTTCCCAATACTTAATAATAATTTCATCAGCGACATTGAGAACGCGACAGCCGTGATAAAATCGAATAGCATATTTCATCTTTTCTCCTTAGCAGAAATAGGCTTGGGGGACTTCCTCAAGCCTAAATCGTTTCATTAAATTGTATTAGATTAGTTTACAAACTTAAGCAAGCTTGTAAACCATCTTCTTAAGCTCCTTGCTCTCTTCCTTAACCACGGTGCCTGCCTTAACAAGCTGGGTAAGACGAGCAACGACCTTGCTCTTAGTAATCTCCTCGTCGTTAGTAGCATCGTATACCCTGTCAAGGATAACATCTACAGTAGCGAACTCATCGGTTACTGCTGCAAGAACGGTCTCACGAAGAGCATCGCCCTCAGCCTTCTTCTCTGCTGCACGAGCCTTTTCCTTCTCTGCCTTAGTATCAATCTGCGCGATTGCAGTATCGATAAAAGCAACAACATCCTCAACCGGATATGCAAGCTCTGCATCTTCTCCATTCACATACTTACGAATTGCGTTAAAATAATCTCTCTTAGTTACCTTAGCCTTTTCCATGACCTTTTTTCTCCTTAAATTTTTAATTTAGTTTGTTTGTTTTCTTTTATGTATTTATTATATCATATTTTTTTAAAGAAGTCAAGAAAATTTTTAATTTTTTCTATTTGCCTCTTTCTTTATTACATCTATATTATACCATAAATTTTTTAAAAAATCAAGTCTGCGGGAATAGGATTCAGTATCCCCGAGTATAAGACTGGTATATTTCCTCTACTCGTCTTTGAATTTGATTTTTATCCGAAGAGGTTAAATCTGAGGGATCAATACCGGTCTCCGCATAAATTTTTTGCTCTACATCATTAGGATGATAGCCTGCTCGAATTGCCGCTTCAAAAGCATAGACAATAGTGTCCACATTTTGAGAACTATTCATAATATAATAATCTGCCGCCGGATCAAGACCTGTAATACTAAGCATATTAATCCTCTCTTTTAAAGATAACCCATTTATGTGTATACATACCTAAATCCTGTGAAATGCTAATATCAAACATTTCCTGTTTAATTTTATACTCTAAAAAAGGAAGTACATAGTCTTTTTCTTTAACTATCTTAAAATCATAAAAAGTAAGAGTTCTAACAAAATCATTATAATTACTATAATTATTTCTAGTTAAAATAGCATAGTCTTCTTTTACTTCTTTATCCCAATTTCTATAGGTATACTTCATTAAGAAATGAGTTATATCTATTACTGAAAGACAACTATCCTGATTCCAATGATTAAAATCATTAAATCTTTTTCGTGTTTCATCATCAAGAGAGGGTGAATCATTGAGATAGTTTTTAACTGCTTCTACTATGCCCTCACGATGGGCAAATATAGAGAAATTTTTATGTATAAACATATCTCTAACCCATATGTAATCAGGATTAATGGTAGAAAAAAGAGTAGAATACAAATCTTTAATTTCAACTGGAGACATATAATTATAAACTTCATGTAAAACAGAGTTCATAACAAGTAAAACCTTGCCGGGGTGATCCTTCAGCCACTCTGTTATTGCAAAATTTACCTCTGACAAAAGAGACGTATAGCCAATATTATTGTCATAGTCATTCTCTAATCTATTATCGATAATTTCTGCTAAGTCATAACCAACGATAATAGTCTTGTTAGCATCATAAAAGGTTCTCATAAGTCTTGTTACAGAGCCATCTGCGCAGCCAAAATCGATAATTGCGGAAATCGGTTCAAAGATCTCATTGACAAAACCAAGCTTGTCATAAGCTGACTTTGCCATTTCCGCATTATAGGTATCACGTTTTGTTATACTAACAACATTCTTATCCATTATTCTTCAATCTCCTTAATTTTGCATCTACTAACAATTGTGATTTTAGCATCATCGTACACGTTATGACTCTTAATGTTGCCAGATAAAAGTACCGTAGAACCGGCCGCCGCACCGATTGTAACAGTCGTCCACCAATCAATCTCTCTATTGTCCTCTGTGAAGAATTTTACAAGATTTGACATACCAAATCTTGTCTGAATAGCATGAGCAGACTTAAGAATTACAACAAGGTTATCAAAGTGTTCACCAACTTCACCAAACCACTCAGTAGACTTGATTTCAGAACCATTAATTTTCTCTTCAATCTTCTTCTTGGTTCCGTTCTTATAAATTCCTGTACCCCAAGCTGAAAACTCAACATTATCTTCAAGAGAAACCGGAAATACTTTCTCCTCATAACCTGCGGGAACCTCGCTGCAATGCCACATAAGGGTTGGATTAAAGCGGAAACCAGCTTGCTTTAATTCATCTTTAACATCATAGCTGTCAGAAAGAGCATATACATAAGTAATACCCTCTTCATTAAAGCCTTCATCTGCAATCCACTTTGCTTTCTTTTCCGCATATTCAGCCTTCATCTTTGTTTCTCTTGCGGCTTCGCGCTTCTCTGCTGCTTTAGCGTTTGCCTTTTCCATTTTCTCATACTCCTCATCAGTATAAAGTCTGATTTCTTTTGTAACAAATTTCTTACCTTCACACTTATAGCAAATACCTGCGTCTACAGGAATAGGAATTATTTTACCATTCTCAACTCTAGATGCGATAATCCCAAGGCCGCCGCATCTATCGCACTTACACTTAGCCTTAACATATAACTTGCCTTCTTTTGTATATGCCTTATTCTCATCATAAGTGTATCCCTGATATGTTTTTGCAACCTTCATTAATCATCAACCTCTTTTCTTATTCTTGTTAAATCACAATTACCAATCCAATTACCAATAGCAACAAGGATTTCTTCATTTGTTATATCTGGAGAATTGTATAAGGTGCGGAATTTTTGTAGTGTTTTTACTAATTTTTTTTTACTTTTTTTTAAACGGTTATTAGTATTTTCTTTTTTACGAACAAGCTTTATTAGTTTTTTATTTTCTAATTTTAGCTCATCAACCTCACTCATTTTTTTATCCTCTTTTCTTTTCTTTTGATATATATATTATATCATAATTTTTTAAAAAAATCAAGGCGAGTTATATATAACTCGCCTTAATAGTACCACGTCTATTAATAAGAATCATAGAACCAAATTTCAAAGTCTTCATCAGTAAAGCCTTCATCATAAACATCTTCAAGGAATTTAGTAATCCAATAGATTGCTTCCGCAATACTACGAAGTTCTTCCTCCCAAGTCCAGATAGAAGTTCCATCAACTCTCCAATTATCTTCGTTAAGAAAGTATTTAAAAACATCTCTTGCTCGAATAAGGTCTACAATGTTGAGAACAATGTCTCCACCCTCACCATCATATCCCTTATCACGAAAAACTTCAAGAAATTTATGTCTTACATTCCAATCTTTACGACCATACCAAAATTCGTATTCATCTCCGTTACTAGAAAACTTATCTTTTATATCTTCATAATACTCTTTAAGCCAATTAAAGGCATTAAGAGTTTTAGCTTTTATCACAAGTCCATTATCAAGTCCCATAATTACAACTCTCCTTTACATATTCATTAAATAATTTAAATCGTACTCTTCTGAAATGTCTTTTGCTGAATATAAATCTTTAACAACATCCATTTCGATAATTCTAGCTTGCTCTCCATACTTGTCTGAAACATTCATACCTATTTCGAGATAAGCACCAGATTTGAAATTAGTAATTACACCATCAGAATTAATACACCAATAAATGAAAGTCATATTTCTCATAATTCTTATCTCCTCTTTTCTTTTGATATAAATATTATATCATATTTTTTTTAAAATGTCAAAGGGCTGCGGGAAAGCAAGGATCGTCGCTTATTATTAATCCCATTTCTGCTTGCGCTCGTAAACAAATTTCTTTATCTTCTTGAGCATTATATTTATAAAAAGGACATTCTTTTTCAAAACAATAATTAAATTCTTCTACTTCTTTTTCATAGCTGCCAAGAGGATAATTAGCAGGTTTATGAACCGTTATTTTACAATATGGACAGAGCATTTTTATAAACCTTCCTTTTCTTTTGATATAAATATTATATCATATTTTTTTTAAAATGTCAAAAAGTCGCGGGGAAGCTAATCCGCCGCAACCATATTTCAATCTTTGATAACCTCAAACATATCTCTGCTATAGAACCAAAAATCACTATAGTCTTCATTATAAATTTTATAGCTAAGAGATTTATCTTGCCGAGAAGATATAGAGTCAATTATGCCTATCGTTCCTTTAGGGAATAGCTTATGCCCAAAATAGTCTCTGTTTTTTATTAATTTTACGCGGTCTCCTATTTTAGGCTCTACGCGGTCACTTATTATTTTAGGTTCTTCTACTTTAGAAAATTGTTTATTTTTATAAACTTTGATTCTATCTATAATTTCAGATATAGTATATTTCTCTAAACAAGTCCTAATTCCGCCATAATACCAATCATCATCAAAAATATCATTCATCATAGGGTCTGTAGAATCACATGATATCATATCTTTTATTATATTATAAGCAGTATCAAGACCTTTTTCATAAGCACTTTTAACAGCTTCTACGCACATATCTTGTTCATATCTTATATCACTCATTATTATCATCTCCTGCACGTTTATTCCAAGCATTAATTGCATTTAATCTAGCCGTTTTATCATCTCTATAAACAGTGTCGTTTTGAGGCAGATCAATGCTGCAGCCGCACTCGTGGCATCTAATTACATATTCATAACATCCATAATATCCATGACCGGATTTATTCCACAAAGGAATTTTTTCTATTTCAACTTCGTTTCCGCAAAAAGGGCAATCTTTTAAAACTGTCATATTACTTCTTTATCCTCCAATTTTCTGCTCCATTGACAGGCTTTATCATTTTAATAGTACCATATATTCTGTGTTTGAAGTCCAGATCAAAACTAGCTTCTTCCTCTATTGCCATGTTTAAAGCTATGCTCTCTGCAAGTTTATGAGATAATACTTCAACTGCCTTCTTTGATGCATATTCTGGACCATACTTTATAATGTCATAATCATCAATTTCTACACAAGCAGTATAAGTATTGACAGGATTGTGATAAGTTTCAATACGAATAGGCTGATAAAAAGGATTATCATATTTGCTCATATCACGCTTATACTTAGTCCCACAATATTCACAAGTCATGGTATGAGGGTCTATCGAGCCGCCGCAACAATCACAAACATATTTTTCCATGTTTATTCCTCGCTTTCTACCTTGTATGGACATTCTTTTTCGTCACAACACCATTCAAACCAGATATCTTCAATATATATTTTATCACAAGACAAACAAGGTTCTTCTAAACAACCATCTTCATCGTATATAATTCTTGCCATTCTTTATCTTTCACTTTCTACCTTTGTATGGTGCGTTCCACCAATCTGTCGGATACCACACATAATTATCATCAGGATTTCCATCTTTTGTTATAAATCCAACTTTATTAGGTGGATAACTCATTATCGCCGCACCATTTGGAAATAATGCTTTAATTATATCGCCATTTGTAGCTTTATTAGGAATAGTAATCATTTTCTGACTTATACTTTTAATATAATTATCAACAGACTCACGTTCTTCTTTAGTAGCATCTCTCATTTGTCCGCCTTCTTTCATTGCAGTCTGTATCCTTGCTTTATCACTTTCTGTAGGTAAATGCGGTATCAATGCTATAATTGATTCAGCAAAATCCTTTTCACCATCTTTCATTGCTGTATCCTTACCAGTTTCATAAAAGCTAGCTGCTATTTTTATAGCTTCGACATATCGCTCACCTAACATCATTCCACCATATTGACACAGCTCATTAAGTGTCTGATTTACTTCTTCTCGTGTCATTCTGCGCCTTCTTTCGTTACGTCTAATGGACAAATTAAAGGTATATAAAATACACCATAAGCATCCATGTCATCTACTTGTACTCCTAATTTATCGCATACATTTGTATAATCATCTATCGACAAATCCCAGCAATGATAATGTGGACAATCTTTTGTGCAATCTTTAGGAAACTGTTTTGCCATACTACTCACCTTCTTTCGTTATGGTCTGTCTTGTTTATGTCGCATACTCTGCAATCTTTGCCTATGCAAACTTTATCTGTGAAACTGCATACATCAGTTCCGATGACCTTCTCGCTGTTCTTTTCTTTCGTTGCGGGAATGATTGTGGGCGCGGCACATATCTCGCAATCTTCTGCTATGGGGCAACATACACATTCAATATGATAATCATTTCCACACGCATCATAAGCATCAATCAATCTTCCGTGGTGTTCGGGAAGTGGAGTGCCACCTACTACAGCAGCGCACAGATCGATGGTATTTATAGCGTTTGGCCCAAATCTCTTCAATGTCTCTAACATCTTATCGTCTATATTAATTACTATCTGCATTCTGAACCTCCATCTTTGCTCCGCAATTAGGGCAATAATGTTCCTCGAAAAGTTGGTTGACTCCACACTCTGAACATTCATAAGTTACTCTTACATCATCATTTTCGACTTCAAGTACTTTTCTTATCCATTTTCCCATCCTCGGCTTTAATTCAGGAATATTTGATATTTTATCAACCATTTCTGAGTATTTCTCGCTATCCGACATAAATACAAATGCTCCATATTTATGCAAGATTCTAAGAACATCATCAACATTAACTGCCTTCATTCGCTTTCTCCTCCCATCTTCGCGCCGCATTTCGGACAAGAACGAAACGTTGCAAAGGTATGTCTTGATAACTGCATCGTATCACCGCACTCACTACACATATAGCGGCTTGTTCCATCGCTGTTGTGCTGTAGCTTTATCCACTTCCCCGTCTTCGGCTTCGGAGTGACGGGCGGGAGCGCCTTTACTTTCTCCGCGACATCCCACAATGCACTCATGTATTCGGCGTTTGCGCCGTTTTCTTCGTCGCCATAGCCTAATTTTGTGAGTGCTTGCATTACCGCTTCTCTGCTTACCGCGTCCTCGCAAAGCTCCTGCTTGCTTGCCCTAAATTTCTCTGTCCTGATTCCATTTGAAAAACCTTTCATATAGTGGGCGTCTATAGTTTTCCCCTCGCCTTTGAGTGCGGCAATTGCCATTTCAAGAGCGTTATAATAATAATCCATATCGAATATTGACATATCATGAAATCTTGCTTTATTAAGCATTTTAATTGCTTCTTTATTCGTCATTAAGCCTTTTCTCCTTTTATTTATACATATATTATATCATATTTTTTTAAAAAAATCAAATAAAAACACCGCTGTTTTTATTCAGCGGTGTTTTCTTTCGGTTCGACAATCCAAACGTCATATTTTTCATCATATTTAATTATGTTATACTTTTCTAAAATATCTCTTGCTAATGTCTCTTTATCAACTCGTAAAATATATTGGTGTTCTTTTACTTTAATATTTTTATTATGGTCCAAACAAGCAAAAATACCTATCAAAGCAGCAATAAAAACTATTAAGCCAAGTACTATATTTATAAATTCACACTCATCAATACCGAAATATACAAGCCCAAGACCAGCAATTATTGCAACAATCAATATGATAAATGCCCATGTGGGTATTATATTTGCGCTTTCAACAACCTTACCTAATATTTCCATAATATTCCTCCTTATGGCTCCAAATACCATCATCTTCATCATCATCTTGATCTTCAAAAGGTATATACTCTTTATCAAGAATAATCCAAAATACACTTGTAAAGCCAGTATAATCCATATTTAACTTAACAAGAGTTTCATACTCCTGCTGTGTGATTTCTCTTTCTTCAAGTCTTTCTAAAAACTGTGCTGCTGTATGATATTCCATTTCTTCATTAGAACCAAAATAAAAACTAATTTCTTTATCAGCAAAATTTGTTGCACAATCCTCTTTATTCTTCATATAAAGATTATAAGTTGATTCATTTACTGCAAGAGCGGCATCAATATCAAATTCATCTGCCCAATCATCACTATATCTTAATAAAAAATATCTCATTTATTTTTCCTCTTTTCTTCATTTGATATATATATTATATCATATTTTTTTTAAAAAGTCAAAAAAGAAACACTAATAAAAATTAGTGTTTCTTTAATCATGTTTTTACTGTAAATATTCTAATTCCGCACATATATCTGCGGGAATGTTATCTTTCCAAATATAGCTATTCTTCAGATAAAATTGATTATAAGTTGCCGCAGTTCTATTTGCTCTTGAACGAGCTGCATTTGCTAATGCAATACTCTCTTTTGTATTTAAATCACAATTTGTCTCATAAATCACTTTGTCTGCTTCATAGCTTGCTATATACGAGCGCAGAGTTTCCTCAATCTGCCGCATGCTATCATAGTCTGTATTATAGTCAGTATCTTTAAGTCCAGCTTCATATTCGTTATTTGCTTTAACACCAGATTTAGTATGTACTAACCATACTGTTAAAACACCCATAATTAAAAGAAATATAATAAGTAATACTCCAAAAATCTCTTCAGGATCTGAATAGCGCATAGTTTATCTCCCTTCTATCTTAATAATAGGGTCTTCAATAGGCAATGGAATATCACTATACAAATATGTTCCATTCCATTCATGATAGTTTCCATCACAATCAAACCAAAAAACACCATCAGTATTTACGCCATAAGAACCATCTACGTCCGCAAGCCAAGGATTCTTATATGTTACTGTATTACCTGTTACAATTTCATAATAATCACTATCTGGTGACAAGAAGCTATTAAGACTTGTAATTTTACCATCTACTGTATACTGATTTAAAATACTATTTCCAACAATAAGAGTAATATAACCAATAGGACGCTCAACATTACAAGGCACCTGCATAGCCTTTTCACGCTGACCATTTACCCAATAAGCACGTTTGATAAGATTATATCGCTCAAGTGAAAAACTAATATCTGTAGGTGTCTTTTGTGTGGCAAGAATGGTCTCTGTAGCTGTTTTAGTATCAATTGTATTTTGTTGTGTTGCAGTTGCAACGCCTTCATATTCACAACCAGTTAACAACAAAACTCCAACAATCATAATAAAGGCAACAATTTTTTTCATCTTTTCTTACTCCTCAAAGTATTCATTAAAATTCGATGCCGCTAAAAATGCGAATAATATTGCAAGCAATATATATAAAAATTTTAATCCAATACTGGTAAATTCAAATGCTAATATCATATCAAAAAACGCCGTAATTGTATCTAATATTCCAAGAGTAAGAGAAAGTTTCTTATTATTCATGATTTACTATACCTTCTTTCACAGCAGTTAATCTATCAAAATCTTCACAAACAACAATCTCAAAATAAGGTTGACCATCTTTTATAAATACTCCGATAGCTTCTCCATCAAGAGAGTTCTCAAGATAATAATCAAGAAGATACCACGGAATATCCATTACATGACCACAAAAAATCTCTTCTGCTTCATTTTCATTAGGACTTCCTTTAAGAAAAGCATCTGTCTGAGTTATCTGTATATAGTCAATTCCATTAAGATAACGAATTATATCTTTAAGTTTCATTCCATATGCAAGTTTCATCTTTTCTCCTCCATATCTTTATCTGCTTCTAACAACTTATCTGCTATTTTGGCTATAATCATTAAAAAAATTAAACAAATAATAAAATAACCAAATAATCCACCCACCACAAAAGCTATAAAATAAAGCATACCTTAAATATTCTCTCCTTTTTCTTTAGGCTCAAAATGCGTGTAATCACAATCTTCATAAAAATTATTGTTGTCTGAATCATATATATCTTCTATTTTAATACATTCCTCACATTGACTGGTATTACGGTTTTTACAATAGTCACAATAATTCATTACTTGTTCTCCCATACAATAAGATTAGAAGTTTTGCATTTACTGCACTGATAATATTTCTCACCACGAAGAATGGACTGAAGCACCTTACCCTTTCGGTCATATGCGGCGACCACTTTTCCGCAATCCTGACATCTAACTTCATATTTACGACTAATAGGTGCTTCAAGTGTGGTAGTAGTGGTATCATTGCTAGTACCAATCTTCGCACACATGGTCTTAAATACATTATCATGTCCATGGTCTTCTTTTGTCTTGACTGTCACAATATAATGTGCAGTCTCATGAAGAATAACCTCTTTTAAATCTCTTTCAGAACCGGTTTCAACAAGACGCTTAGAAAATTCAATCTTGGTGGGAGTACATTTACCAGTAGCACTCTTAAGAAATACAACTCTACCTAAAGTGCGAGTTAAACGTCCATTAATTTCTACGGGGACGATAAGTTCAACTCCCTGCTCTTTACAGGTCTCTGCAATCATATTTTTAATCTCTGTAAGCGTCATTTGTCTCAACCTCTTTTCTTTATCTTATGTATATATTATATCATATTTTTTTTATAAAATCAAATGCGGAAACGGGGTTGCATTTATTGAAAAAATATGCTATAATATATGTATAAGATATTAGAAAGGAATAATAATATGCAAGTTGTTTGTGGAATTAAAAATTGTAAATATAATGGAGGTACGTTTTGTACTAAAGATTATGTAATGCTTACCCCAATGGGTCAATGTAAAGAATATTGGTGGAACAATGGACAGCCAAGACCAATACCTAAGTTTGCGGAGACGCCGGTTAGTGAAGAACAAACCAAGACACCGGAAGTACAAGAGCCTGTTACTGAAACCGCAGAACCAAATCCCGCAACAGAAGAAAAACTTGAAGTTGCGGAAACCGAGGTATCAGGCGCCGAAGAGCAACCATTGCCGCAAAAAGAGGGTTGAGCCTTATTGCTTCAACCCTCCCCCTGCAATATTATCTATTTCTAAGCATCTCGATGAAACGTGCAAGCGCATTATCATCAACATCAGAACTAGATTCATCGTCATCAGTGTCATCCTCAATGGCATCAGTATCGGTGTCGTAATCAATTTTCTTCTTAAGTCCGCCAAGAGCGTCCATTAACTTATACATTCCCTTGACACTCTTTACAAGCTCGTCAAGAGCATCCGCCATCTCTTCTGCGGTCTTATCAATCTTGTCATCCTCAACGTCAACGCCCGCAGCCTCAAAAGCAAGCATAAGATAAACCTTTGTAAAGTCTACAACTTCCTCTCTTGCATTCTTAAGCTCAAGTTCCTGCTGCTTCTTAGCCTTCTCTGCCGCATCTCTTTCTGTGTTAAACTTTCTTACTGCATCGATAATGTCATCAACTTTAGCTCCTTCGTCAAAGAGCTTTTCAATGTACTCAGTGTTCATTTTGCAAAATGTCCTTTCTTTATTTATATAAATATTATATCATAATTTTTTTAAAAAGTCAAATCATTATTCCGGTCTGCTGGCTTTTTATATTCTGCATTCCAATATTTTTGCCTACACGCACTACAAAGTGTTGATTTACTGGGGCACTTTACACCAAGTAAATTTTCTGGGCACTTTTGAGACGCATCTATACCAAATATTTCCTTGTACTTATCCGCATAAGTAATAATTGGATGCTCCTCTGCCCATTTTGCTAACTTTTCTAATGTCTCAAAAGTGTTGTCTTCAGGACAGACACCAGAATTATAATATATACATTTGATACAATCTACGAATCTACAGTCTGCGGGATTGGATGGAGTATAATCAACCTCGTCATTATTACGCATATAATTAAAATATCTCTGTATTGCTGCCAAATACTCTTCATTTGTTTTAAACATTTTTATTTACCTCGTATAATAATCATTTACTACAATAAATTGGTTAATATTGTTCTGAAGCTTAGCAATTTTTGTATAATCAGGTTTATCAGGAAGAATATCATACTTTTTTGCTTCTTCAAATTTAGCTTCCTGTTCTTTGAGAATATCAAAGAACTCTTTGGTCATCATGCCATTCTCGTCCTCATACTTACCATTACGGATGTCCATAAGCAACTCATGCTCGCCCGCACGATAAGTAATAATCTCACCTTTTGTAAGAAGGTCATAAGCCATTAAGTAAAGACGAATAAGATGCATTGCGTGCTTACTAATCTTCTCATGCGCAAGAGCTTTCTCATTACGTTTGCTTACTTTTGTGTATTCTTTGATAACATTACCAATCTCATTCGTAATGCCATAAAAAGCATCAAGAGAGACATTATGAAGCTCGCCCATGTTAACAACTAGCTCATCATTAAAAAGATATGCATCAATAGAGTCAATACCCCAGCTATTATAAAGATGGTCTTTCATTCCATCAATTACTTTTGCAATATGAAGTCTATACTCCATAGGTGTAAGTGCGGCAAGGGTCTTCTGCTGCAAACGATAGAGCTGCTGATTAGCATAGCCGCCAAAGGTCTTGATGCACTGTTTTGAAAGGAACAACTTCTTATTATCAAGAATCTGCTGACCTAAATCAGTGATATATAAATAATCCTCATCCCGCAGTCCTAATATCTCAATGCAGTTTGGATTGCACTGAGCCAGCAATGTGAATATTTTGTCTAGCGAATAAATCGTAGTATCGGTTCCCGCATTCACTACCTGCTCAAAATCATGACCGGTGCAAATATCAAAACTTGTGCGAGTAGCAATGCCGCGGAGATCAACATCACTGGTTTCGATATTGGTCCCGTAAGCGTGGCTCCCACCTAATCCAAGTAAAACGATATTATCACCCAAATGCGGGTTAGTATGAAGAAATTCATACTCGGATGCTTTAAGAAAATCTTTATTCATGATTTATTACTCCTTTTTTGGTTCGATATATTCGCTTTCCCAAAATTTCTTTGTACAATTCTCACAGTCTGAAACACATTCCATTGATGCGCCCACCTGAATAGGACAGCAATACTGTCCATCATCTATAGGGAAAAATCCAAATGTTTCTTTAAATTTATCTGCTCTTGTAGCAACAGGGTGCTCTTTTGCCCACTGCTCAACAAATGCTACTAAATCATATGCTGAATGATTTCTGCCGCTTCCGTAACAAAAAGATTGGAAAAGACAACCATCACACTTTATTCCGTTACAATCTTTGTAACCGCGATACTTATCGCCCCTCATTGAATCGTACATTCTCATTAAAGTTTTATTATATTCATCTTTAGTCATATTTATTTGCCTTTCTCTTGTAATTAATCTCTGTAACCAGCCCAGTCAATAAGAACGGGACGACCATCCCAAGTTGAGAAGCCGATGTTTCCGTTGTGTAAATCGTAAATATTGTTGTCTTCGATATAGTGTATGAAGTCAAGTACCCTAGATGCTCCGTACCAATCAATTGCCGCACGCACCCAGTCAGAGTTTATATAGCTATTCTGATAATCTTCATTAGATTTATAAACTGTCTTTGAATTATCAGAAAGTTCATTCTTAGGAGTTCCGCCACAACTAATAGCTACACATTTCTCCTGTTTGTAAATAGGAGTGCCGTCAATCATCGTACAGTATTCAGTCTCTGCGAAGAACTCACCGAAGCCCGCATCTACCGCATTTTCATATTTCATTAATTCATTTTCGCAATAGTTCCAATAAGAGCCGCCATTGATGTCATCTGCTTCTGTAAACCAAATAAATTCATTCTCATCATCTACATTTTCGGCTGCCGCAAAGAAACCGCCAAAAGGAATCTTAATTACTTTATTATCATTGTCGAAAACAAGAACACATTTGGTGACACCATTATAAATGGTAATATCTTTTCTTTCCTCAAATTGCTCTTTGAATTCATCAACGGTAAAACTAGAGTCTTCATACTCATCGCAACCAAAGTGTGCGGGAATCCTAATTCCTTTGAAAATTCCATCTAATGAAAACATAATCAGCGACCTCTTTTCTTTTCTTTTCATATATATATTATATCATAAAATTTTTAAGAAATCAAGTGGCGGGCAGGTGTATTAGATAAAAGGCAATTTTCCGGTGTCGGAAGAGAATTCGGAAAAATCATCGGAATATCGGAAGATAAGAAAAGATTTTATCTTTTTTTGGACAAAAATTATGAAGGGAAATTTCATGAAATTTATGTTATATATGAAAATATAAGGAGGAGATTGTAGATGGCAAGAAAAAGTCCTATGACTACAAGTATTAATGTTTTATATCCAAATGAGATGTATGATCTTATATTAGAGGTTGCCGCAGAGGAAGAAAGAACAGTTTCTTGGATAGCTAGACGAGCTATGCAAGAATATTTAGTTAATCATGGCTATCTTGAATTAGAAGGAGCCGATCTTTCAGAGTTCTGTCACACTGGGACAACCTCAAGAAAGCCGAATAAAGACAAGGAGAATTAAGATTTATGAATGCCAAAAATGCAAAAAGCAAGTTTAAAGTTATTTATTCTTTAAAGATAAGGGTTGCTTTGAGAGAAAAAGGTTTCGAACCTGTATTTGAAATGGATAATATTTATGAGCCAGGGTTTAAATGTTGGCAATATTTAAATACCCCTGAATTTTCTAAGACTCTTGATGAGATAATGGAGAAAGGGGGTTCCCGCAATGGTTGATGGTTTTACTTTTTGGAAGAATATGAAAGACACAATTGAAACTTTTCCAGATGAGCATATGAGATATAGATTGTATGACGCTATAACAGAATATGGTTTATATGGTGAAATGCCTGAAGAAGATGGGGACCCGCAAACTACAATTATTAGGGGTATAGTTCAAAGTATGTTACCTTCTCTTGATAATAGTAGAAATATTAGACAAAAAGCGCAGGAAAGTGGTTCTAGAGGTGGCCGCGTAGAGAAGATCTCCGCAGAAGAAATTGAGCGGGCTGTGGTTAAGGCGGCCTTAGATAGAAATAAAATACCTATGGTAAAGGATGTCCGCACTGCAATATTAGAATTATTTGATCTAGAAATTAGCGATCGTACTATTAGTAGAAAAGTTCCGGAAGGTCGAAGAAAAGAGATCGCAGAATCGGCACTAGAGACAAAACAGGGACAAAAGGGTTCTGTCCTTACGAGTGATGAATCGGCACACGGACAAAATAGGGACAAAATTGTCCCCATCGATAGGGACAAAACTGGGACAAATGAGACAAAACAGGGACAGACAGGACAAAATAGGGACAAAACTTCTGTCCCATCGCTAAGTTATAATGGTTTTAATTTCTAACTTTTGGGACAAAACTAAATAGGAGTTATGTCCCAAAGTATGTAAAAATCCACTATGGGACAAAACAGGGACAAAAGGACAAAAGCGAAGAAAGAAGAGTTTTGTCCCTTTGTCCCTATCGGGACAAAAGTACAAAGGAGTTATGTCCCTTCGCTTCGCTCAGGGAACATAACTCTAACGCGCCCGATTCAGATGAAAGGAGCAGATAAGATGATTTTAGTAATTGATACAGATAAAATAAAATATCAAACGCTTAGTTTGATATTAGCTGACTTAGAATTAGATAAAGATGTTGATTATTGTGGAGAATTCACAGAACAAATAGATGAGATATTAGAAAATGGAGAAATAATTGAAGATGATGTAATACAATATATAAATGGGAAAAGAGAAGAGTGTAAACGAATAGTATTATTAACGAATAGTAATATAGATTTTGATGAAGTGATGATGAAGGGAGAAGAATATGCGGAAGGCGGGTTAAAGGGAGAGGAAAAGTAAGGAGATAAATAAGATAAAGATAAGAAAGATATAATATAAATGATAAGGATATTGTAAGGATATTACAAGGATGCAATAGGATATGATAGGGATGTAATAGGATGGCGGGTATGCGGTGCGATCGGTTCACCTAGTTCCATATATAGCATACCGTGATCGTCATCCTTATCCTTATATTTGACAAATATAAAAAAATATGTTATAATAAAATGGGGAAGTATATATATAATATATATCCCCCATAGCAGACAACCTATCTCCATCGCCGCGTGATACCTGCTGCCCGCATTTTTTCTCCTCTCTTGTAATTCATTTTGTTTTCGAGAGCTTAGATTTTTTTATTCTATTTCCTTTTGTAAACCAAAAATCGATTAAGTCTTCATTTTCCCAAAAATTCGTGGCAAATTTGCTTGAAAGGAGATTTTTACTTTAGAGGTGGCGCTTTTAAAAAAATGTATGTTAGATGATTGCCCGCCGCCTCTTACCGCCGGATTCTCCGCTGTTGTTAAATATGACAAGAAAATGGGTCAACTTTTCTTTACTTCTATATATATTATAACATATTTTTCTTCTCTTGTCAAGTGGATGCGGCAAGGGTGGGTGCTAAGTAGAATTGCGGGAAAATAGCCGACACTTGGTAGGTCAAAGTTGGCATATGAAAAATTGCGTATAGGGTGTGAGATCGGAAATTCGGCCCAGGCTGCGCCTGAACGGGCCGCGCAAATTGTCAGACAATTCTTACAATTTCATTTCTGCATAAAAAAACGAGCGGCTCACCGCCGCCCGCAGATTAAAGAGCTTCAACATCTTTCATTGAACATATACTATCCATAAATTTAAAAGTGCAATCTTTATCATAAATCCATTCCATCCAATCATCTTCTTCTTGTGGCATTTCTTCAATATTTCTATCTGGATAAAATTCTTTCCAAATACTTTCTAAAAATTTTGTATCAAATTCATAAGTTGTTAAAAATTCTCTTGTAAATTTCATTTTTATTTACCTCTTTCTTTTTTTTGATAAATCTATTTTACAATTCTTCTATAAAGTCACCATCTTCATCATCAATTACTACACCATAAACATCTGAAGGATTTACATGTTCAGAATAATCGTCTATTTCATTAAACAAGTCCTTTGCTTCCTCAAGACTATCCGCTTCAATATCTACAGACCCCGATAAATCAAAATGAAAAGTATAAACTTTACTCATTATTCTTCCTCCTCATCATCATCTATTACATCAACTATATATTCCCAATTGCTATTCATAGCACAATCCGTTGCTATATCAAGAGCCTCTTCCACAGAATCCGCTTCTATGTCATAGAATCTCTCTAAGCATATTTCTATATGATATTTACTCATTATTTTTTCTCCTTATTTTTATTCTACACACTCTGTTGCTTCTCCAAAAAACCCATCTTCATAAGCAAACAATGTTTCTAATACCCAATCATTATCATTATCTGTTTCAACATAGATAATAAAGTCCTCATCTGATTCGGTTATCTTATAACCCGCTTGCTTTAAAAGTTTGCGCCATAACGCCACATAATCATGGCGATACGATGAAGTATCAATCTCATATTTAGTCATATATCATCACCTCTTCTTTATATCTCTCCCATTCATCCATAAACCATTTAAGTTCTTCATAAGACATTTTGCTTACAAAAGCATAAACAGTCGGGCAGTGTAAGCGGCAATGCTTTAACATAAAGCAAATAAGCCTGTTTAAAATATCATTTTTAAAATCACATATCCTTGTTTTTAGATACATATTTGTTTACCTCATTTCTTTTGATGTATTTGTTTCCCAATCTAAAATTTCATAATCGCTTTCAATATCCCATGCTGTCTGATAGTATATACAATCCTCTATATCTTCCATTACTTCATCAGGAAACATATCAAAATCTACATATAAATCATTATTAAAATATTCAGCATATTTATCGGGGATTTCTACTTCTTTTGTTTCAAATCTTGTAACAGGATACTCAACTTTAATTTTCATATTTATCTACCTCATTTCTTTTGATGTATTTATTATATCACATTCTAGGAGTATTACAATAGGCAAAATGAACAAAATTCTGATTAAAAAATGTACAAAATGCACAAAAATATTAAAATTCGTTGCGCCACGCCCCTTGGCGCAACGAAAACCAGATATTTCTATCTGGTTTCCGCTTACTTTTTCGGTTTTCTGCCTTCAATTAGATCAATTTTGAAAGTTTTATCGCCAATTTTCACTTCAATCAGCTTATTTTCTTTCAAAACCTCTACATTTTCGTAATTTTCTGACAAAAAAGACTTGATATCTGTAAAAATCTGAGCTTTTTCGTCTGAAACTTTCACTGTGCGCTTACGCTTATCCTTTTCAAGGGTGGGTGCGGCGGCGTGTGCGTCCATAGGCACGTCCTTTGCGCCTATCTCCATTCTTGCCATCTCTTCGGCTTCCTCACGAGTTACAGGCTCGCCGTCAGCTTCGCACTCTTTCATAATCTTTGTAACCAGCTTTTCAAATTTATTATCTGCCATAGTTACCCCTTATCTTCGGGGGCAAGAATATTGCCCCCACGAACGTTTGTTATTAGTCTACAGTATCAGCGGTTTCAACCGTGGGGAGAGTAAAGGTAGACTTGCGACCGTCTACATTCTTTACAACCTCACCCGTCTTAACGAGCTGTACAAGGAGTGCAGATACTTTCTGTACCTCACCCGCAGAAGTAAGTACCTCACTTGACTTGCGGATTTCAGACGCGGTAAGTGCGGACTCCGCATCGCGAAGAACCGACAGAATCTCCGTCTTATACTTCTCGTTTTCAGTCTGTGCCTTTGTGGGCTTGCGGTTAGTGTTCTTCTTATCGAGAAGTGCAACCTCACCCTTTACAAAAGTCTTGAGTTCGTCTGAAAGTCCCTCGATAGCAAGAATCTCATTGTAATAGTCTCTCTTTGTCTTTTTCATAAATGTCAACCTCTTTCTTTGATTTATTTTATGTATTTATTATATCATAAGATTTTAGAAATGTCAAGCACTTTTTTTATTTTTTATTACTTGAACCGACGCGCGCTATTCGGCAAGGCGGGGAGCGTACTGCCCGCGCATTTTTCATTTCCTTTATCTTATGTATTTATTATAACAAAATTTTTTAAAAAAATCAAGTGGGAAATCTGCACAAGATTTTGGGATTTTGAGAGTGAAAATTTGTGCAAAATTTCTACTTGACAAAATGTGCGGGAAGTGATATAATGGAAATTTCGCCTCGCCATGATCCTTGGCGAGGCGCTAAAAAACCGCCCAAAATTAATGGGCGGTTTAATTTTAAATAGGGATGCCAACTTCTTCCATCATGGTTTGAATGTCATTAATCAATTGTTTATAAGTTATAATAATTTCACCATTGTCATCAATGTGTGAAAATTCCCTAATTCTCATAATAGCTTCTCGTAAAATTAATTCTGTGTCGTACTTTTCTAAAATGTTTTCCATTCTCTACTCTCCTTTTTAGCCAAAATCACCGTAAAAACTAGCTCTACTCTGCTCATAGTTTCCGCAGCCATCCCAATGAAAATCCCATGCAGAAGATTCTTTTTGCTTTTTTAGTTCTGCTTTTAGCATTTCTTTTTCTTTTTCAAGTCTTTTGATTTTTTCTTTTAAATATTTGTTTTCTTCTTCAATACTCATTTTGTTCTTTTTCATTCCTTTCAATTTCTGCGGTGGGCGGTTCAGTCCGCCCACAGTCTCGGCTCCATTTTCTTATGCTTGCGGTAACAGTATACAAGAATCTCTTTCTCAATCATGACATCGTCAAGTCCCTTATGCTCTTCTTCAAAAGCATCATCTCCGCTGATGAACTTATAAAGAATTTCTGCGGTAAGTCTTACTTTTCCAGTCTTTGTAATGTAACCATTTTCTTCGCAAAACTGCTGATATGTTTTCATCGGGGCAATTAAATCTCTCGCAAGCTTCAAAGTATCACAAACTTCCGTGCCATAAGGGAAGAAGTATCTGTATTTACTTTTCGTGAGCCATCTTTCCGTATTGTTTAATGCACCATAATCAAAACGCATGTTATGAGCAAAAATCTGCTGAACATTGTATAACTCACAATCAGCAAGAAAAGTTTTGCGGATGTTGTAAAAACTTGTGAGAGTACGCTTTCCGCTTTTAATGTCTGCCCAATACTCAGGAATTTTATTTGCATAATAGGCACTCTGCATTAATTCCTTTTCATCAAGAAAAACATCTGCATTTACGAAACTTCTCGAAACATAAACGTTTCCGCGCCTATCGGTTACTATCCAACCTATATCATACGCAAGCATATTAATTGGTGTAACCTCATCAATTGCGCGGTCGCAAGGTGCTGTCTCACAATCTACAACAATTTTGTAATTAATTCTTTTGTCCATTCGGTTACCTCGTTTCTTTTGTTTCATTGATTTAATTATACCACTAGCTAAAGAAAATGTCAACCACAAAATACATTAAATATTGCACAAATTGCGGGAAAATTGGCGGTGAAAATTTGTGCAAAATGCCTATTGACAAAATGTTGCGGGTGTGGTATAATAGAAAATTCGCGTCGCCATGACCCATGGCGGCGCGCCAAACAAAAAGCAGACCTTGTGCACAGGTCTGCTTTGCGTGCTTGGAATGAATTATCCCCTCTTCCAAGCGGAGGGTTCGTCACTAGTGCGTAATAATGAAAGTTTCACTCACGCAGACACTTTCAACCGTCGCTAATGCGGGTAAGGATTTGCACCTTACATGCTAACTTTGCTTTCATCTGTCTTTCGATTACAACCACCATAGGATTGAATCCCATAGGTATTAGGCTCCCTTTGTTAGCGTAATGGGCTTATCTGCGTCTACCTATTTCCGCCACCGCATTTATTCTTTTTTAGTATATGCCAAACTCATCACATAAATCACTAAGTTTAGTCCAAGCTTCATCACAAAGATTTGCACGAGTGTACATTTCAGATGTAACCCTATTATCTAATCCTGTGATATTATCAGTGGCATCTCTAATCATATCACCGAGATCATTTGTAAGGTCGCGAGCTTTGGAAAGGATATCCTTTTCTTCATTAGTAAGATTAACTTTTAATTCAATAGTCATTTTTTTGTCCTCTTTTCTTTTGATGTATTTATTATATCATAGAGGGTTGGGTTTGTCAACCCTCTACTTTATTTTTTTTATAAAAAATATTAAATGCTTTGCAAAGATTGCGCCACATTCTCTCGATATGTTCGGGATGTTCCTTTGCATATTCAACAGCCCATGCAGTAGCGACATATTCATCAGTAAGATTGAAATATTCAAACTCTAACCGCTCACTCTCTTTTGCATTTGCGGTTTCCATAGCTTTTGCAATTCGGTCTTTTTCATCAATGCAGAAATCAATTATCTCATCTTCAAGGTCGAAATAGGTCTTATGGTGTCCGACCTCATGGAGTAGAGCCATAACAAAGTTATGTTCTACGTGGAACTTAAATTCCTGCTCAACAAATTTTGCAAACCATATATCCTCTATACAATCTGCATTTAATTGAAAGTATACATCATGTGTATCAAACTGATATTCATAATCAGTAGAGCAAATTGCTTTGTGAATACCAAAGACAGACAACTCTTTTGTAACCGCACGATTTAATGCTCGTAAGCCTTTGATTCTTGCCATGTTGTTTACCTCTCTTTCATGTATTTATTATAGCAAAATTTTAGGATTTTGTCAACAAACAAGTTGCACTAATTTTAGATTGATTTTTTGTGCAAGTTGCACAACGAATAAAAATTCGGTTCGCGACGATTCATCGCGAACCGCCAAAAAAAGCCCCATGATTTCTCATGGGGCTTGGTTAGCCGTGGGGGATTAGTCAGTAATCTCCCCCTCAAGGGCCTGAACGGCATCATCCGCATCATCTGCTACGATAGCGTAGAAGACGGTCTTCTTGCCGTTAGTGTCCTTGTGAATCTCGCCAGCCTTGACGAGCTGTGCAAGCAGAGCAGAAGTCTTCTGCACCTCACCTGCCTCGGTAAGGACAGTGCTTGCCTTACGAATCTCGGAAGCGGTCATAGCAGTTTCCGCACTGGTGTCTGCAAGAATGGACAGAATCTCTGCCTTGAACTTCTCATTCTCGGTCTGTGCCTTGGTAGGCTTACGATTAGTGTTCTTCTTGTCAAGCAGGGCAATCTCACCCTTGACAAAAGCCTTGATATCCTCGGAAATACCCTCGATAGCAAGAATGTCGTTGTAGTACTCTCTCTTAGTCTTCTTCATAATTATCAACCTCTTTCTTTATTTGATGTATTAATTATAGCATATTTTTATTAAGTTGTCAAGGAACAATTTTTAATTTTTTTATTGAAGTTCTTATAACTTCGGAATTGACTGCCATGAGTTTGCTCTTAACACCTTGCAAGGATTTATTTGTCATAGGAGTTTTCTTCATGTACTTTGTAAGTCGCATCTCTTGATTACATATTTATTATACACCCTGCCAAAAGAAAAGTCAACAATAAATTTGATTGATTTCTGCACAAAATATCGGGATTTTGAGCGCGAAAGTTTGTGCAAAATTACCACTTGACAAAATTGCTAGGATGCGGTATAATGGTAAATTCGTGCCGCGGCGAACCATCGCGGCACGTCAAAAAAAGAGAGGCGGTTTCCGCCTCTCATATTTAATTCGTGATAGTAATGTCTGCACAAGCGCCAATCCACTGTTTGCATTTTTCATCTGCTCGTGGGCAAGAGCTATTATAAATGTCAAAAAATATTTCAGCAATTACATCATTCTCATCGTTGATGTTATACAATGAAGATAAAAGTTTATCTAAAAACTCCTTTTCCTGTCTAGTAAGTTCAATTGCTATTCTTCTTTGTACTTTTGCCATGTTCAATTCTCCTTTTTTCTATGTTTTGTTAAAGTGAGTGAATACTCTCCAAAGCAAATCTCTCTCTGCGGATTTGCAATAGTAACATCATAACCTGCGGTATCCATTAAGTCAGCAATCAGCTTTACAATAGCCACCTTATCAGTATCAAGCTTGACTTCCCGCTTTTTCTTTTCTTTTGGTTTATCTGCCTGTTCATATCGTTTAACTTCTGCTTTAGCCTTTATTTCCATTTCCGCAACCTCTAAAGCATCCTCGTATGAGATAGGCTCACCATCTTTTTCGTATTCTGCCATTATCTGTTTTGCAAGTTCCTCTTTAGTCATAGTTATCAACCTCTTTTCTCTCTTGTACCTTGCGGTCAAGTCTGCTAGGATGTTTCTTGCTTTTGTGAGTGCGGATACCCGTGTTAAAGCCGTTTATACCACGATACTGCTTTTGTAATTCTAGCCATTTCTTTTTAGTCATCGACTTTTTATCACCAACACTCATTTTGTTTACCTCTCTTTCATGTATTAAGTATATCAAAATTACAGGAAAATGTCAAGCAAAATATTGCACAAAATTTAGATTTGTTTTTTGTGCAAGATGCCGATAAATTAAAAATACGCTTCGTGCGGGCCCAGCACGAAGCGCCAAAAAGGTGCGGGAGGGAATCCCGCACCTAACGTCATGATTTATTGTATGTAACACGAGTGCCGAATAGCAAGGAAATCAGAAAGCAAATGCCAACTGATACCCAAAAGCTAATGGTCGGACCATTGAAAATCATCGGCACAAGCCAATTCCATAACATCATCACAACCCATCCCTCAAGACAAGCCGTCCCAAAAGAAAGGGCAATCATAATTAACACTGCTAAAAGGTAACCCATTTTTTAATCCTCCATATCTTCATCAAGCTCTGCTCTTACGCAGTAATAAAATGTTCTACAAACCTCTGTCCACATTTCATCATTTTCTGCGATACTTCTTAAATCATCTTCATCAGCACCATCGGGGACACCTTCTTCCCACCAATAATCAGTGATATCTTCATCACCTATTTGCTCGAGAACGTAAGAGTTCATACCGCCGAGCATGTTCATTCTTAACTGTATCAGTTCCTCTCTTGTCATAATTTGTATCTCCTTTCTTTTGATGTATTTATTATAGCATAGTTTCAGGATAGTAGCAATAGGCAGAATGCACAAAATTCGTATTAATTTTTTGTGCAACCCTACCAAATTCTAAAATGCGGCTCGCGATGAATCGCCGCGAGCCGCCAAAAAAGAGACGGGAAAATAATTTCCCGCCCTTACTAATTATCTGTGCTCTATATTTCTCTTCTCTGCCTGAGCTTTACGCTCGGCATCAAGATCGAACGGCTCATAGTCAATGGTATATCTCTGCTGTGAAGCCTTGGCTTCCGCAAGTGTGGTTACAACAGTTCCATCTGCAAGTCTGTAAATTACTCTCTTCATAATTTTATCTCCTTTTCTTTTGTAATTATATTATATCATATTTTTATAAAGTTGTCAACCTTAACAATCTTAATTCGCAAAGATTTTCAATTTTTTTTCTCCAAAAATCATAGCGAGCGTCAATCTGCTCAAAAGTGGGTGCATTATCTAAAGTTTGTATAAACATCGCAATACCGAACATTCTTTGGAGGCTATTGTTCTCTGCCTGCCGAATGTCTGATTTAGTTCTACAAAAATTATCTTTATTAACCCATCTATCAACACCTTCAACCTCTTTATTACACCAATCATCAAAATACTCTAATAGTGTCATATTAATTTTCCTCTCTTTTTCTAATCTTTCTCTTAATTTTTCTTTGAATTATTTGTATTATGAATATCCAAATGGTTACGCACCATGCAAGACATACTAAAACGTCATCTAACTCAACCAGTCCTGTATAGCCATTAATACCTATCAGAAGAATAGCTATTACTAAATAAATAAGGGCAACGATTAAAATAATTTCTAATGTAGTCATTTTGTTTACCTCTCTTGTTTTGATGTATTTATTATAACACATTGCGGGAGAATTACAATAGGCAAAATGAACAAATTTTACATAACAAAATTGTGCAATATTACCAATCATGAAAAAAACGTCGCGCCACGATCCTTGGCGCGACGCCAAATAAAAGCACCCCACTGCGGTCAGTCAGCAGTGAGGCACTCTTTGAGAGGTATTATATTTAGTCAGTTGAGAGGGGCGCTAGGGACTTGAACCCTAGTTGTATGTTGCGCAATCCTTCGCCCCTAAAGCAAAAGGGTCTACTTGACTCTCTTGCTTGCAATCTTCCCATCGGGGAAGATAACACAATCCGCAATCACGCGGATACCTGTGCACTCCGCACGCTGGCGGAATACGTGGTCGGAATTGTATTTCTTAACGAACTCCGCACGGGTCTTGGGGCAATCCTTGGGCATAAGACGAGCAATAGCCATAGTAGTTTCTCCTTTTCTTTTCTTTTGATGTATTTATTATAACATATTTTTGTTACTCTGTCAAGCATATTTTAAAGATTTTTTAAAATCTCTAAAATATTTTCATTGGCATTGATTGTATCACCTAAATCCCACTTTTCAAGGTTGGCGATTTCATCATCTACAAGGATACCTGAGCCGTAAGGTCTGCAAGTGTCAGCCTTGTTAATGCCATATGCGGTAACGATAACCTTATCAAAAAGGCAATCAAGCAGATTGTTATATAACCATTCATTTTTCGCTTTCTCAACAGCCATATCGAAAATTGAATTGCTTGTTTTGCTACTCCATGAAATGATTCCTAATTTATAACCCTTTGAGTGTAAATCTGCAAGAGTAAAAAACAGGTCTACAAGGTCATATAAAGGCTTTGCATTAAGATAAGGTCTAGCATTGTAATTGCGGATATCTGCAAGCCAATTCTCGGTGTTGTAGAAGTCGGCGATTGTGCCGTCCATGTCGAACCAAATCCACTGTGTTGTCATCTGTCTAACTCCTTTCTGTGATTTAATTATACACCCGTGCAAAGGAAAAGTCAAGCACTTTTTTAAGTCTTTCTGAGGTAAATATTGCACAAAAATTGCGGGAACCGAGCGGTGAAAATTTGTGCAAGATTACCACTTGACAAAATGGCTGGGCTGTGGTATAATAGAAAATTCGGCGCGCTACGACCAACAGCGCGCCGCCGAGTAAAATGCTCGACGGCGCAAGAAAGGAGACAAACCATTAAAAAATATTGTCAAGTAAGCACTGATAGAGGAGCATTGCGACGAAGCCCTCGGCTTCTTCTCTAGCTTCTTTCTCGATGTGGGTTTCGAACTCTGTAGACAAGAGAATCTCACCTGTTTCGCAGTCTACAAGGTCGGTTTCCGCATCGGGGAACAACTCGGTCAGACCCTCATACTTCTCATAGGCAGCTTCCGCACCTGATACGTAGAAGTTGTTGTTAATCTTGTTACCCTTGCTGTCCTTAACTGTCATCATAATTGCGTATTCGTTCATAAATAATTTCCTCTCTTTTCTTTTGATGTATTTATTATATCATAGGCTTGGCGGAATGTCAAGCCTTTTTCTCACTTTTTTTAGGTCTTTTCCATTCACCACTTGCATACTTGGCTTCTTTGATAGCTTCGTATCTAGCCTTGTTTTCAGCTTCAATCTTTTCCTTATCATACTCACGCATTTTGACTTTTGTGTAGCCATAAGCGATAAGGTCTTTTCCATCCCAACGTCTAGTAAGACAGATTTTCTGGATGCCCTTTTTCTGAATCGCTATGCGGCTGTCTGTATCTGCCGCAGTCACGATTGCGGAAACGGGTCTATATTTGCCCGTTTCGCATAAGATAGTCACCTGATACTTCTTCATATTCATTCCCCTTATCTTAAAGCAAAGACCCGAACAGTAGTAACATTTGCATTGCGGTGGAAAGCCTTATGATATCTCATAGCCTTATCCTGCGCTGTTGTGTTGTCAACTTCCTCTACTTCATAGCGGTATGTATACTCGCCATCTGAAATGTAAACTGAATATCTCTTCATCTGTCTTACCTCTCTTTCTGTAATAAGTATAACACGAGAAAATGATTTTGTCAAGCACTTTTTTAAAACTTTTTATTCAACTTCAACTGCCTCAATCTTGAACTTCGGCATCTGATATTCTTCCTCAGCCTTAGTGGCGCCATTGAAACCACGATAGATGTATTTTGAATTCTCAACAGTCCACTGTTTAGCTTTTTCTTTTGTTGAGAAGAACTTCTCAATAGTCTGAAAACCGTCACGGTCACTTGTATACCAATAATCATAAGCCCTCATTGTAACTTTGTAGATTGTCATTTTGTTTACCTCTCTCTTTCTTTTCTGTCTTTATTATACACCCTGTAAGCGGAAATGTCAAGCCCCTTTTTAAAACTTTTTAAAAGTTGCACTATTTCAGGAATTGTCTGACAATTCAGCTAGGTATGATCCTCACAGCGAAATAGCCAGAATAGTCTGACAATTTAAAAAACGTCGCGCGACGCCCCACCGCGCGACGCCAAAAGAAAAAGAGCCTTTTTGGCTCTTTCTTCCAACCTACTCCGATTAAACTTTTCAATCTGCTCTCTGCGGATTTCTCGCAAAGCCCAAGCTACTGAGTGTCTTTCAGTTTAAATTAGCGGTCGTCCTGCCGTCCCCTGCCCACAACTTCCAACCGCTGACAGGTGCTGGTCCACATTTGTATACCGCACAACAGGACTCCGTGCGGTCGGGGATTATTACGAACTACTGTTGGTCTTACATGGGCAACTCGCGCCTACGCTCTTTGCGTCGCCATCCCTTGAGGGTTTCGTTCTCTCCCCTGTTTCTGTAATTATTATATCACAGGATTATTGGGTTGTCAAGCACTTTTTCAACCAATTTTATCAAAAGAGCCGCTGGATTTTTCCCTATCCATTATACACCTAGGTCACATGCGTGAGCGCGTTAGGAAGGAGGATATCTCCGAAAAACCTGAATTTTTTGCTCTTTCCCTTTGACAATATTATTATAGCACGGGACAAAGAAAAAGTCAAGGGCAAATTAATATCTTTTTTCCGCCGAATTGCACAAACATTTCGGGATCGGAGGGTCTGGCTTTTGTGCAGAATTTCCACTTGACAAAATATGCAGGTCTATGTTATAATTAAAATTCGACGCTCGCACGGACGTGCTCGCGGCGCCAAAAATAAAAGGGCGATTTTTTCGCCCTTCCCGCATTAGCAGTAAACTAAACTCATGTCTGACCACTTCAGAATGGAAATCTGCCTGCAAGCCCTGCCGATTGCAAGTGCAAGCTTTTTTGTGCTTTCTCTGTGGCTCTTGTCCACGTAGTAAATGCCATCCGCGAACCACACGCCGCAATCACCATTATAAGCTTTAACAGCGTTGATTGCTTCTCTTGCGGAAGTAGTCTCGATTCCCTCTGTAGCTACCTGATAGCCTGTTTTGTAGGTGACACGCTGACCCTTTTTAAGAGTAAGACCGTCATTATTCTTGAGATTCTTAATTGTACGAATGTTAATCATTTTGTTTACCTCTCTTTCTTTTGTACCTTTAGTATAACACGAAAAGAGGGTTTTGTCAACCCTTTTTTATTATTTTTTAACTTCATAGGCAAACAATGCAGTTAATTCCACTCTATTGCGTCTTGCGTATTCATCTGCTACTTTCATAGCGTATTCAGGACTTGCCGCTTTGACTTCATAGTTTTGACTTGTTGCAGATACTACAACCTCTTTCCTCAATATTGCTGCCTGTTGAGGAGTTCCCATTCTTACAAAATAAGTTTTTAACATATTTATACACCCCTTTTGTATTTGTAAGGTTAAGGTTTAGAAAACTTTAACCTTATCTACTGTGCGGAAACGCTCATTTAAAAAGCAACCGCCATTTGCAAAGAACTCATAAGAGATTTTGTTTCCGTCTACTACTGTTCGTTCAATGCTTGCGTGTTCTGCTGTTGCAAGAGCTTTTGCTTCTTGCCAAGCCTTGCCGAAAGCCTCTGTATCGTGGAACTCTGTTCCGTTCACATTGTAGAAGAACTCTTTTCCCATCTCGTTTACCTCTCTTTCTATAATTAGTATAACATGCGGAAATGATTTTGTCAAGCACTTTTTAAAACTTTTTAAAAAATTTTTCTCTGCCGCTTCACACTTCTAAACTTCACCGTACTAAAGTGCGGATCCAATAGAAACTTCACAAAGTCTGAAGTAAGTTGTTTCGGGATTAATGCGTAATAATCGCTTGCCATTGATGCAAATGCGAAAAGTTGCAAATGTATAATTATTCAAAAATGCGGGGCTATGCGATTGACCACGCCCCGAGGCAATGACGTGCAGCTCCCGAACGTACTGAATATATTCCCCGGGGGTATATTTCGGGATTTTTCTGAACTTTTTTCTCAAATCGCCTTTTGCTCGACAATTCCCACACCAAAAATTTTTTCGTTTTTAAAACACGACCTCACGCCACATACCACCTTCCCTTCCCGCATAAAAAAGACGAAGATTATTCATCTTCGTCTTCATCTCTATACCTTACTCCCACATTCTCTTCTTTCCACTCTAAAAACTCGGTACCCCACTGTCCATATACCTTCCCATCCCAATCTGGGAATTTTAAAAACTTCTTCCAATCTGTCAAAAGCTCTGGACAATTATCGAGCACCCACCTCTTAGGAGCCGTAATACATCAATTTGCGGACATGTCAATTCTTTCCGCAACTACGCACAATTGATTTTTTCTTACCCAATTTTCATCTTCAAAATACATGTGCCAACTTTCATTTCTATTGTTGCCAACCCATGTATCAAATTTCTCATTGGCAGGATAATTCTCGCCACGCCACCAGTCATTTAATTCAAAATATACCACGTCCATGTTATCTCAACCTCTGCCCGCAGCAAGGACAAAAAGGAATAAGTTCATCCACTACCTCTTCCCGCCATTCCTTCTTTGCTTTTGTATTATTAAAATAAAAATCATCAGCATTTTCAAACCACCATGTAATTACATAACTTTCATCTAAACGAGGCTTCACAATATACCCCTCTTGTTTAAGAGCCTCAATTTCAAGCATAGTAAGATAACTTATCTCAACAAAATGCTTGTCTGAAGATGCGGCAGCCTCTGCGATTAAATATCTAATTTGACGAAGATTTCGATTTAACTTTTTATACTTTTTTATCATATAATTATCTATACCCATGAGGTCTCTACAAGCAACCTCGTATCCTTTCTTAAAATAACGCACAGGAGCAAATGCAAATGCGGCAGCTAGCATACCTATTGTAAAACTGCCAAAAGCAATAAATGCGGCGGTGGCGTTCATGAGTTCTCACTCTCTAGGTCAATAACCATTTCAGTCACGATATTTTTTATAATATTGCTCATATCAATAGCTCCATCAAGATAACCTTCTTTATATTTGCGATTAAAAATATTTGAATTATTATATTCTTCAAGAGCAAAAGCAAGTTGTTCCTGTATTGCTCTTGTAATTTGTTTTGTATAGGAAGTATCACCATAATTAATCGGCATATTTTTATCCTCTCTGATTCCATGCTTTTGCAGCATTTTCATACGCCTTTTCAAGCGGGATGTCCTCAATTATAGTAAAAGGTGCGATAATCCTAACTAAACAATGTGGACAATTTATAATAAAACGTCCTTCCCAAACGGTCATTTCAGGTTGTTCTCCACAAAAGGGACAAGGTTTAAGAAATTCTATATCATTTGACGACTGTGCCATGTTTTCCCTCCATTTTAAATTTCATTAAAAAGTTCTTAAGGTGCGGCGGCGTGGATTCTGAGATCTTCATAACTAGGTATGTAGCTTCTTGGCCAAGTATCTGCATAAGTTTATTAATATCTTTATTATATATTTTTTCAACAGGACAACCATTTGCGGACGCCCATTGTTCGGCTAAACTAGACCGATAGTTCGTTTGATCTGTACCGCCGCATAAGATAGTAAATAAAAAACATTGGCTATCCTCTATTAATTTTTGCATTGTTGTATCTAATTCGTTATAGTCATCGAAGCCAAGTATTAAAACTTTCATTATTTTGACCAATGCCTTTTCCTTATTTCTATATATATTATAACATAAAATTTTTAAAAAGTCAACTAATGCCGCCATGGTTTAAACATAAACTTGACAAAATAAAAAATTTTTGGTATAATATATATAGAAATAAGAAAATATATTCAGAAAAGGAGAACAAAATGATACAAGATAATAAAAACGAGGAGCAGGTTTTGGTCGATTCTCAAGAGTCCACCTCTTATATTCAAATGGACTTTAATTTACCGACTGCTGAAGCTCGTGTACAAAAAGTAAATGAAATCATTGCCAACACTCCTCCTGAAAGATTAACTCAAAAATATTTATCAAAATTAGCAGATTATATTGTAATGCCGTTATCTAAAGAAGAAAAGAAAGAAAAGAATATCTTAACAGATAACATGATGGTAACTGTAAACAAAAGAGAAACATCTTTTGAAGGACTTGTTGGAAAAATGGAAAATGGAGAAGATGGAATATATAATATGATTACTAATGATAAAAATATTATATTCCAACCTCGAGATCGAGTCTGTCCAAAAGACTTAGAAGATATACCGGAAATGCAAGAATTATATGATGCAATTAAAGTTGTTGAAGAAGATTTTAAAACAGCTCGCGGGATGCGGAAATATAATTTAAAAAAACAATTAAAAGAAATGTGGCAAGATATGTATGAAATTAAAAAAGCATATCGTAAACCTATTTACTCAATGAATCTTATTAAAAACGCGGGAAAGATTGATTTAAGTGAAACAATTACAATCCAAGAGGATGGAAAAGTAGTTAGCAATGGCTTAATTAGTTTTTATGATGAAAAATCTGTTTCCGCATTGCTTTGTAATTATTGCAAATTAAAAGAGGATAATTGGGAAAGAGTATCAAGTGATATCAAATGGTTAATGGAAGATTTTGATGCTCTTGTTGAGAGAACACTTAAAGATAAATATCCGTTATATTATGATTTAGTTATATATAAAATTGATGGCAAACAAAATATTGAAATTCAAGAACTTCTAAATAAAACTTATAATATTAAACATTCTATAGAATACATTTCTTCTCTCTGGCGTAATAAAATTCCCAAATTAATAGTAGAACAAGCAACAAAAGAATATATTGAATGGTATTATACAAATAAAGAAAAAGGACAATGGAAAAAATGTAATTCTTGTGGGCAATATAAATTAGCCAACAACCTCTTTTTTTCAAAGAATAAGACAAGTAAAGATGGCTGGTATTCTATTTGTAAAGAGTGCCGTAGTGAAAAGTATAAAGCCAAAAAGAAATAAGAGGTGGAACAATGGGACAGCTATATTGCAGCAAATGTCGTAAGACAATGGCAGATACTAATTTTTATACTTATAAAAATGGTACGAAGTGTGAATTATGTAAAAGTTGTTTTACGATGCATATTAATAACTGGGAGCCGGAAAGTTTTTTATGGGCGTTGGAACAATTTGATGTGCCGTGGCTTCCTTGGGAATGGAATGTTTTAAGAGATAGAGCTTATCAAAAAGACCCCTATAAAATGAATGGTGCGTCTGTTTTTGGTAAATATCTTTCTAAAATGAAATTAAAACAATTTAAAGATTTTACTTGGGCAGACAGTGAAATGCTTCAAAAAAAGCACGAGGAAGAAGCAAAGCTTTATGGTAATCCAAATGAAGTAACAAAAGAAAAGCTTGCGGAAATGGAAGAAGCATATAAGAATGGTGAGATTACTGAAGCCCAATATATGACGTATAAAGAAATGAACGCACCTGAACCAAGCTTTGAAATGCATGATGGTGCGGTAACCACGGTTAAAGGTAGCGGGAAAGCAAGCAGTATTTATCCAACTAATGATAGTCCTTTTGAACAAGTAGACTTACCAGATGTTGGCGCTGACTTAACTGCTGAAGATAAGATTTATCTCGCTACCAAGTGGGGTCAATTATATCCTCCCGCAGACTGGGTTTATCTTGAGACAAAGTATAATGACTTTATGAATTCTTTTGATATACAGGGTGCTGCTCGTATAGATACTTTAATTCAGATTTGTAAACTTTCTCTTAAAATGAATCAAGCTATTGATTGCGGAGATATGGATTCTTATGCGAAATTAGTACGTGCTTATGATTCACTTATGAAAAGTGCTAAATTTACAGAAGCACAGAATAAAGATGCGGATAGTTCTGAATTTGATTCTGTAGGTTCTATTGTAGCCTTTTGTGAGAAAGAAGGCGGATTTATAGAAGATATGGAAATTGTTGCGGATAGAGATATTATTGATACTATTATTCGTGATAATCATGAATATCTTGAAACGCTTATTCATAATGATACTAACTTATCACAGCAGATTGAAGCCTTTATGAAAACTCAAGCTATTATTGCTGAACAAAAAGCAGATAAAAAGAAAGCTAAAGAAAATGGTAGTAATGTTGTTGAGTTATCTGATGATGATTACAAGAATTTCTATAATAGTGTAGAATCGGATAAACAGATAGACAGAGAAATGCAAGAAAGTGAGGACTAATATATGAGTTTACAAAATTTATTAGACCTTAATGCTTCTCATAGTCTTAAGCAAGGAATTTCTGAAGAGCGTTTACGTGCGGCGATGCCTGAATTGCGTAAAATGATTGCTTTTTATAGAAAATATCCTGACTTATTCATTGATAGAATAAAAGGTCCAAATTGCGTTTTTAAATTCTATACTTATCAAAGAGTATTTTTAAGAATAGTAATGAGATATAAATTTACTTATGCAGTATATCCTCGTGCTTATTCAAAATCATTTTTAACTATGATGAGTTTAATGTTAAAAGCTATTCTTTATCCAAATACTCAGGCTGCGGTAACCACTGGTGGTAAGGAGCAAGCGGCTTCCATTACAATAGCAAAGATAGAAGAAATATGTAGACTGATTCCCACACTTAATCATGAGATTAACTGGGAACGAGGTCAATCTAAAAAAAGTAAAGATAGTGTTAAATATATTTTTAAAAATGGCTCGTATATAGATATTCTTGCGGCGAGGGAGAGTTCTCGTGGACAAAGACGTAATTGTATTGTTATTGAGGAATCTATACTTATGGATGGGGATGCACTTAATGAAATTATTATTCCTACTACAAATATTGACCGTAGATTAGGAGATGGTACAACTCATCCGGAGGAATTAGTTAATAAGAGTCAGACCTTTATAACAACTGCGGGATGGAAAAATTCATTTGCGTATGACAAATTGGTTGACACATTAATTAATTCAATTTTTAATCCTACGCAATATATGATTATGGGTGGTACTTTCGAGACGCCTGTAAAAGAAGGTCTTCTTGACGAAGATTTCGTTGATAAGCTTCGTGCTGAAGGAACATTTAATGATAGTTCCTTTGACCGTGAGTATCGTTCAATCTGGTCTGGAGATGCGGAGAACGCATACTTTAGTGCAGAAGTTTTTGATAAACATCGTCAGCTGCTTCAACCGGAGCATGAATTTAGCGGAAGGTCTAGTAAGAATGCTTATTATTTACTTGGCATAGACGTTGGACGTATCGGATGTACTACAGAGATTATGGTTATTAAAGTAACTCCTCAGCCACAAGGCGCTTCCGCACTTAAATCATTAGTAAATATTTATTCTTATGAAGCAGAAGATTTTGAAGTACAAGCTATTAATATTAAGAAATTATTTTTTAAATATAAAGCACGAATTTGTGCAATTGATGCAAATGGTCTTGGCGTTGGTTTAATTGACTTTATGACGAAATCGCAGATAGACCCTGAAACTGGTGATGAACTTCCTCCTTTTGGTGTTGAAGGAGGAACTTTTGAAGAAGTTCATGAACAGTATAAAAAGATTAAAGGAGATAACATTGTTAAGGATGCTATGTTCTTAATTAAAGCTAATGCTCCTATTAATACAGAAGCACATGCTTATGTACAGACTCAAATGAGCAGTGGAAAAATTAAAATGCTTATTGATGAACGTGAAGCAAGTATTAAGTTAATGTCTACTAAGGTAGGACAAAATATGACGCCTGACCAAAGAGCAGAATATTTACATCCTTTTGTTCAAACAACTATTTTAAAAGACCAAATGTGTAATTTAATTGAAGATAACGAGGGTGTGAATATTATTCTTAAACAAAATAATCGTGGAATTAAAAAAGATAAATTTTCTGCTTTTGAATATGGATTATATTATGTTAAATTAGATGAAGATAAAAAGCGTAAGAGAAAATCTAAATCAATTGCAGATATGCTATTTTTTAGTTAAAGCGGGTTGGACAAAGAAAATTAAATTTATTATTTAATTTTTGAGTTATTAATGTAAGATATTTTAGGTGGTGTAAAATGAAATCGTCTCGTGGAGAAATTAAAATTTGTGATATATTAGATATGGCAGGTTTGCCATATCAAGAAGAATATAGTTTTCCAGATTTAGTATCTACAAGCGGCAGGCCACTAAGATTTGATTTTGCTGTTTTTGATGATAATGGAGAAATAGACTTCTTAATTGAATATCAAGGAATACAACATTATGAAGCTAGGTCGAAGTATGGAGGCGCTAAGGGCCTATATCAACAAAAATATAATGATACGCTTAAAAGAAAGTATTGTCAAGAGCATGGATTAAAACTTGTGGCAATTCCATATTGGGATGAAAATATTATGGATTATGACTATATCATGAAAGCAGCAGGATACTAAGTATAATGATAAGGAGGTACCTCTCAGATGCGAAATAGGCAGGAAGAAATAAAAGCGAAGGGTTTTGCTATGAACCATCATGAGCTTGCGGGGACCGCCAACTATCAAGAGAATATAGCAGGTTTACAGACCAACTTTAATAAAATTAAAGTTGGTCCAAAGACTCTTGATGACGCTATTGTTGATTTTGGAGTTTATAAAAAGATTAATCCTCTTTTTGGGGATAAGGTAAGTATTTTAAGAGCAATACATAATTATGATTTAAAGGAAATGAGAGAGATATCTGATTTCTTTTATAAGACAAGTGGTATTTATAGTCGTATTTTAAGATATATGGCTTTTATGTATTGTTATGATTGGTATGTAACTCCTTATATTAATAATGAGTCAGCAAAAAAGGAAAAGATATTATCTACTTTTCATAATGTTCTTAATGAATTAGATAATTTTAATGTGAAGAAAAAGCTTGGCGAGATTGCCTTAAAGGTTCTTCGTTTCGGTGCCTTTTATGGATATTTAATTGAAACCTCAAATGGTTTCCGCATCCAAGAGCTTCCTTGTAATTATTGTAGAAGTAGATATACCTCCAATGAAGATAGACCTGTTGTAGAATTTAATATGAAATTCTTTGATGAAATGTTTAGAGATACTGCTCAAAGAATGAAAATGTTAAAACTTTTCCCAAAAGAGTTCAGTAAAGGGTATATTTTATATAAAGAAGGAAAATTACCTCCTGAGTTTGCGGGAGACACTAATGGTTGGTATATGTTGGACCCGGATTTAAGTGTTAAGTTTAATGCGACCGGGGAAGATTATCCTATGTTTATTTCTGTAATACCTTTAATTCTTGATTTAGATGCTGCTCAAGGATTAGATAGAAAAAGAGCTGAACAGAGATTACTTAAAATTCTCATTCAAAAGATGCCATTAGATAAGAATGGCGATTTAATTTTTGATGTAGATGAAGCACAACAACTTCATAATAACGCTGTTCAAATGTTAAGTCGTGCTATTGGTATTGACGTATTAACAACTTTTGCTGATGTTAGCGTTGAAAGTATGTCAGATACTGCGGCAAGTACCGCTCAAAATGATGACTTAGAGCGTGTTGAACGACAAGTTTATAATGAAGCCGGTGTTTCACAGAAACAATTTAATACAGATGGTAACTTAGCATTAGAGAAATCTATCGCTAATGATGAAGCCACTATGTATAACTTAATTCTTCAATTTGAAGAATTTTTAAATGTATTAATTAAAAAGTATAATAAACAACCTAAACAATTTGTATTTAAAGCACAAATATTAAAAACCACTATTTATAATTATAAAGAGTTAGCTAAATTATATAAAGAACAAGTTCAATTAGGTTATTCTAAAATGTTACCTCAGATTGCGCTTGGTCAATCACAAAGTAGTATTCTTGCTAATGCCTATTTTGAAAATGATATTCTTGATTTAGTTAATGTATTTATACCTCCGCTTATGAGTTCTACTCTTAATGAGAATATTCTTAATAGAGTTGCTGATAAGAAGGCGGCGGCCGGTGGTGAGGAACAAAAGGCTGGACGTAAAGAACTCGATGACGATAAGAAGAGTGAAAAAACTATTCAAAATCGTGAAAGTATGTCTTAAAAATTTTTGGTCAAAGGTATAAAATTATTTACTTTTAATTTTCACTTTAATATGTAAAGATATGGAGGAAAATCTAATGAATAAAAGAATGAGTGTTTCCACCATTCAGCCTCCGGAGTTTATCAATTTGCAACCTGATGATGTGAGTCCTTTAATGACAAAGGCAGATTTAAAAGTTTTTTATTTAGGACAAAATAGAAATGGAAGTTGCATTACTAAAAAGACTGCAACTGAAATGGCAAAGAGTCTTCGTGGTTGTCCTATTGTTGGACAGTATATTGATAAAAAAGAAGATTTTGGTGACCATGGCGACCAGCTTATTATTGATGGCGAGGGCGCTAGGTTTAATTGCTTAACAAAGCCTTTTGGTTTTGTTTCACCGGATGCTAAAGTGTGGTTTCAATTTTTCGAAGATACAGATGAATTTGGTAACATATGTATGCGCGAGTATGTTATGACAAATTGTTATCTTTGGACAGGACAGTTCCCAGAGGTAGATCGAGTAGTTAAGGAACATAATCCTCACTCGATGGAATTGGATGATAAAACAATTAAAGGACATTGGGCAACTGATAATAATTCTGGTATTGATTTTTTCATTATAGATGACGCGATTTTTACAAAACTTTGTATTTTGGGTGAAGATGTTGAACCTTGTTTTGAAGGTTCAATGTTTTTAGAACCCAACTCAACAGGTTCTTCTTTTAGTAAGGATAGTGATTTTACAAAGAGTTTGTTTACTATGATGGAAGAACTTAAATTTTCTTTAAACAAAAGTAATACCAATGGTGAAGGAGGACTTTCAATGGAAAACGTTCAAGTTAATCCTGAGAACGCTGCGGGAACCGAGTTTGAGGCAACTCAGAACCAAGACCCCGCAACAACCAGTGAAAATTTTTCCTCTGAGCAGGACAATTCTAATCAATCTACTCCTGTAGAAAATAATATTACTACAGAAGAGTTCGCAAAGAACAATAAAGATGATGAAGAAGAAGAGAAGAATAACGACTCGGGTGAAGAAAAGAAGCCTGCTTCACAGGAAGATAATAACAAGGACAGTAAGGAAGCAGAGGATGAAGAAGAGAAAAAGAAGAATGCAAAAAATTCTTTAGAAAATGAAATTTTAAATCTTCAAAATCAAATTGCTGACCTTCAAGAAAAATATTCTCTTTTAGAGAAAGAAAATCAAGACCTTGTTGCTTACAAGCGTAACATTGAAGATAAGGAAAAGGATGAATTAATTAATTCATTCTATATGCTTTCTGATGAAGATAAAGCAGATGTTATTGCAAATAAGTCACAGTATTCTCTTGATGATATCGAAGCAAAGCTTTCTGTTATTTGCGTAAGAAAGAAAGTTAATTTTAACTCAGAAGATGATAAGAACACAGGCAACAATCCTGTGGTAACTTTTAATCTTGACTCTCATCAAGTTGACGATACTCCTGCTTGGTTAAAAGCAGTAGATCGTGTAATTCAATCGAAACAATAATTTTAGGAGGAAAGTAAAATGGCTTTTAATCGTAATGGATACGGTCAGGTAGAGCCTACACAGCTCTCTGCTCAAAAGACCGGTCAAATTTATGCTAGTTTACCACTCGATGATGAAGTTAATGTTCTTCAGAATGGTGAATTTATGTATTACGACCAGGCTAATGGCACTGTAAACAGCGGTAAAGCAGCTGTTGCTGGTGTTAGTGTTGCCACTCTTGGCGAGCCTATGTTAGTATTTAACGAAATTAAGCTTTATGAGCCTTTCTGGAGAACCTCATATAAAGATTTCGCTATGATTCGTGTTGGAGATAACTATGTAACTTCTGGATTAGCTACTGAAAAGTATGGCGAGAATTCAGATATTGCTCAGGCTGCATATCAGAACCATGGATATGAGTATGGTTATCGTATGAAGGGTTTTGCACCTCGTTTACTTAAGACCAATATTGGTGATATTTATTATACCAATATGGTTAAAACAGGTGATGATGTAACTTATGCTGTTGGTGATACTCTTACACCTGTAAAGAATACCACAAGTAAGACATTAGTTCTTGAGAAGACAACTGAGAAGACTGGTATGTTATGGCAAGTAGCTAAGGTTGGTACAATGCCTGATGGACAGCCTGGTCTTAAGCTTCAAAGAGTACAATAATAGGAGGATAAGAAAATGGGTTTAGAATTTAATCAGTTATTAACTCTTGCTAAAACCGTTGCTAAGGCGAATCCTTCTGTAGCTACTGCTTTTAGCTTTAATAGCAAAAATTATTCTTATGAAGAGATGAATGAAGCTCTTCGTGTTGAATTTAAGGAATTAGCTCCTGATTTCAGAACTTATAGAATTAATCAGAATACAATCTTTGCTCTTATGGAGCAGACAATTGATGATGTCCTTCCCGGCAAGGTGATGGAACAGTATTCACAGTTTGCTGAAATTAAGACATTTGCTCAGGGTGATAAGCCTATCTTCACTCAGAAGATTACCCTTGCTTCACGTAGACGTGCTCAGCAGTTCATCGGTAAGGTTGGACTTGCAGGTTTATACGAAGTATTCAAGCTTGATGGACGTAGCTATGAAGTTAACACCAATGCAATTGGTGGAGCTGCTCAAATCGGTTTTGAAGAGTTCCTTGATGGACGTGTAGATTTTGCAGATGTTCTTGATATCGTAATGGAAGGTCTTGACCAGTGCATTTATAAAGAGATTGAGGCAGAATTAATTGGCGCTATTGGTCATATTCAGGCTGCTAATTTCGCTACTAATGCTGGCTTTAATGAAGCAGATATGGATAGATTAATTTCTATTGCAGATTCTTATGGTAAGTCAGTTATCTACTGTACTTTTGAATTTGCTGCAAAGATGTGGCCTAGCGATGCTCGTATGTCAGATTCTATGAAGGATCAGAGATGGACTGGCAATGGTTATGTAGCTACTTATAAGGGTCACCAAGTTGTTGTATTACCTCAGAGTTTCGACGATGAGCGTAACACAATTAAGACTATTGATCCTCAGTACGCTTATATTATTCCTGTTGGCGCTGAAAAGCCCGTTAAGATTGCTTTTGAAGGCGGAACAATTGTTGATGAGTATACCAACTATGACCGTTCAAGAGAGATTCAGATTTATAAGAAGGTCGGCGTTCGTGCTATCTTCTCTAACGCTATTTGCGTATATCAGGATACACAGTTACACAGATAATTTTGAAAATAGAATAGGGGAAGATAATTTTATCTTCCCCATTTTATTTGTATTTATAAGAGATAAAAGGAGAAAATAAAATGTCAGATAATGATAAAATGGTATTAGTTAAAAACCGTAATGTTGGTAGCACAGGCTACACTTTTGAAAATGGTTTTCATAGAAGATTTGAAGTAAATGAAGAAAAGAGAATTCCGTTACAGGAGTTAATGCAGTTAAGTTGGCTTCCGGGCGGAGAATATATTTTAAAAAATTGTCTTATTGTTAATGATAAGAGTGCTTTAGAGGCTTTGAATTTAAATGTTGAGCCTGAGTATTTTTATTCTGAAGCAGATATTAAGAAAATTTTATTAGAGGGAACATTAGACCAGCTTGAAGATACTTTAAATTTTGCTCCAGATGGCGTTATTGAGCTTCTTAAAAAGATTGCGGTGGAGCTTGAGATCCCTGATGTTAGGAAGAGAGATCTTATCGCTAAAAAGACTGGTTTTAATATAACAAGTGCTATTACTGTTAATAAGCAACTTGCGGAAGAAGATGAACAGCCTAAAGAGGATGATAATGCCCCTAAGAGAAAGGCAACTCCAATTATAAAAGAAGAGAGTGCTCCCGCAAGAAAAACTGCTGCACCTGATAAATACAAAGTTGTTTCAACAGCAAAGTGAGGGTAAAGAATATGGGCGAACAAAAGAAAACGCCCTTTACAGCCATATATGATAGTTTTTTTGCGAGGGTTACTGATGATATGTATGATTCTGTTTATATGACAGAATTAGATACATATCGTGCTTTACAAGATTTATTAAAAAATGCGATTCCTCGTTTTGAATTTCCAAGATTTGACATAACTGATTATGAAGAAGGTTATTGGGAATCTGGAACATATTGTGGAGTAGAAAGCAATGATAAAGAGGTGCCATCTATCGCATTAATAGATGGCACTTTTAATTGCGAACTTACACAAGAAGAAATTGATATTTTATCTTTATATATGGTTGTAGAATGGCTTATACAACAATTAGCTACAACTAATAATACAAAGATGCAATATAGTGGAAGTGACTTTAAGATGACAAGTCAAGCAAACCACATGGCAAAATTAAAATTATTAATTGACAAGTTTGAACAAGATGCTTTTCATTTACAACGCGTTTACAAAAGAAGAAAAGTTGTTAATGGAGAGGTTAGGTCTACGGCGGGAATGATTATGACAACTCCTTCATATGGTTATAAAATAAATAACTAATGGAGGGATGCTTATGATGTTAAAATATAATATTGAAATAGATAATAGTGCTATTATCAAGAATATAGATAGAATTACTAATTTAATTTTTAAACTACTCCCAAGTAGAGAAGAAAATAATGAGTGGATGACTCCTTTACAAAATCTTATTGTTGAAATTGCGGGAATGAAGAATCTGCTCAATGATGAAGTTATTTTATTTACTTTATTATGTAAATTAGAATCTTTATTAACTTTGACGAGTGAAGAAGATTTTTATTTATTTAGAAAAGTAATTTTTGAATGTCTTGGATTATGCAATTCTTTAAAGACTAAAATAAAGGATGGTGAGTATAATTGAGTGGATTAGATAGAATGAGAAAAAGATTAAATTATACTGGCTACAATTATTGGGATAATAAATTAGTTAATAGAAAAGCATATTCTTTCCATGAGGCGTTAAAAAGAAGCTATCAAGCAGAGTGGATAACTTTTAAAGATAAAACTTTTAGATGTTTAATTAATTCTGATAAACTGAAAGAAGATTATGACCAAAAAATTATTAGCATTGATTTTGAAAGCGGAATGAAAAATGGAGAAACTTTTTTTTGGGACAGAACAGGTTCTCATTGGATAGTTTTGTTACAAGATTTTTCAGAAGAGGCTTATTTTAGAGCTGCCATTAGAAGATGCGATTATGAAATTGATGTTAATGGTCATAAATATTGGATTTATTTACGTGGACCGGTTGAGACTGCAATTATTTGGCAGCAAAAACATCAAATTGAATTGAATGATTTAAATTATTCAATGATGTTTTATGTTGAGAAAAATGAAGAAACAAAAAATTTCTTTAAGCGTTTTCAAAAAATAAAAATTGATGGTGATACTTGGCGAATTGCCGCAGTTGATAAATATTCTCAAGATGGTATTATTGAAGTCTACTTAGAAGAATACTTTAATAATGAAATGGAAGATGCGGCGGTCGATCCTGTGATCGTTGAACCTGACCGAAGAAATCCCTATATCGACGGCCCGCAGATTGTACGTCCATTTGATTCCGATATTTCTTTTGCTATTGTAGGAGTCGATGGAGGAGAGTTTAAAGTAAATTCTACTAAAGTAGAAATTACAGAACAGACAGAAACTTCTTGTAAACTTAAAATACTTACAGGTAGAGCGGGTTCTTTTGTTTTATCTTATGTAAGACCTGAACAAGAAGATATTGTGCTTGAAGTGTTAATTAAATCACTTTAAGTAAAAGGAGATAAAAGGATGAGAACAATTAAAAATTTTATTAATGAAGCAGACTTAAATTCATCATTTCTCTCTTGTGAAAAAGATACAGAATTAATTCTTAAAAAATTATTCGTAGATAGCAGACCATACAGTGATGAACTTAAAAGACTGTTATTAATTAATACAAAAGATTGTCTTGATGACCGCACCAATCCTGTTTATAAAGAAAAGATTACTAGTACTTCTCTTGCAGATTTAATAGATGAAGGTTATATTAGGCTTAGACCTAGACTCGAGCTTGGTGAAAATCAAGAAACAAAAAATTATATTGTTATTTCTTATGATAATTTTGGTCCTACAACCAATAATGAATTTAGAGATTGTGTAATTGAAATAGATATTGTATGTCATATTGATTGTTGGGATTTAGGAAATTTTAGACAAAGACCTATAAAAATTATGGGTTATATAGATGGTATTTTGGCTGATAATAGATTGACAGGTATTGGTACTCTTGAGTTTATGGGCGCTAAGGAAGTCGTTTGGAATGAACATTTTGCAGGTTATTGTTTAATGTACAGAGCTGTACATGGCTCAGATGATGAAATTGAGTTTGAGTAATTTATGGATAATGAATTACTTTTACAATCAAATAATGACATTCCTTTTGTAGAAGCGCAAGTAACTATTCATCAGCCTAGTTTGAATGAAATCTCTTTAATAGGAGAGGAAAATTTCTTTGCGGGTTGCCATTTACTTAATTTCTCAAAAGATTTAATTAATAGCGAGGACAAAAGTGATTTATCAGATAAAGATGATTTTGATATATTAATGTCAATGATAAATGGGCGAGAAATCAATAAATATAAAAACAGTGCATTAATGGTTCTTACTTTATTGTTTCCAGAGTATATGATTAAAATTACAGATAATGCCATATTATTATGTAATAAAACCAATTCTGCCCGTATTACCAAAGAAAATTTTAATGCTTTTAAAGATATTTTGGACTCTATGTTTTGTTTAAAAGATGAAGATATGGGGTCTTCAAAATATAATCCTGCTGACCGTAGAGCAGAAAAGATTGTTGAAAAATTGAAAAAATCTAAAGAAAAAATCGCGCACTCTAAAGGACAAGATGGACCGCAGAAAGTCGCTGTTTTTAGTAGGTATGTTTCTATTTTATCTGTAGGCTTACAAAAAAGCAAAGAGGATTTAATGAAATATACCGTTTTTCAAATTAAAGATGAATTTCAGCGGTTCCAAATGAAACAATCTTGGGATGCGTATATTAGCGCAAGACTTGCGGGAGCAGAGAATTTAGATGAAGTAGATAACTGGATGGAAGATATTCATCCTTAATCTAAACAATTGCAATTTTTTAGAGGAGGAAATAAACATGGTATCACGTTTTGGTTCAAGAGAAATCTGTGACGTTACTTTCAAGGCGCTCACAAATGATTTCACTGTTGGTAACAAAACTTTCGCTGCTGGACAGCCAGTATTCGTAATTGATACAGCTACCGCCTCAAGCATGGAGCAAGCTACTACTACTGTATATGCGCAGGGTGGTCGTGGCTATACTCGTCTTATCGCTTGGGAAGGTGAGAAGACAATGACCTTTAATGTTACAGATGCTTTAATGAGTCCTTTAGGTCTCAAAATCTTAACAGGCGCAGGTCTTTCTGATGCAAGTGCAACTGATGTAAAGCATGTGCATGTTACTTATGATATTGCTTTAGCAGGAACAACAAATGGTTCTGGTACAATCTCTCTTGCTCAATTAAAGGAAGAGCTTGGTTTACCTTCAGCAACAACTATCGTTAAGGTATGTAATGATAGTCAGTTAAAGCCTTATGCTACTGTTCTTGATGGTAATGGCGCTATCGTAGACTGGGTAGATGCTGCTGATATTACTCTTACTGGTACTGCTGACCCTGATAAGGCTAACCTTATTGATGTAGATTCAACTACACCTTTAACTGTTACTGTAACAGGCGTAACTAATAAGACTATCAAGTTAGACTTCTATGTTTATATGACAAGCGGTGTAACTGAGATTAAAATTAAGCCTGAAGACTTCGGTGGATACTTCTATGTTGAAGCTGATACTCTTTATAGAAATGAAAGCGGTAAAGATATGGCTGCTACTCTTACCTTCCCTAAGGTTAAGATTCAGTCTGGTTTCACTCTTTCAATGTCTCCTACTGGAGACCCTTCTACATTCGACTTCGTAATGGACGCTTTCCCTGGCTATACTTACTTTGACCAGGCTACAAAGGTTTGCTGCGATATCACTGTAGTTGGTGGAGATACTTCTGCGGCAGCTGGTGCTGCGCACAGTGTTCCTGTAGCTCACGGCCCAAAAGCGTAATGCCTGAACTCAGCGCAACTGTCGCAAAAATAGCGACAGTTGCTGCTGATGCTAATCAGCTTGAGTCTCAGGCCAATCAGGACGCAATTTTCGTTAACACTGTTATCAATGGTTATGCTATTGATGTAAACGATATTGCTAGTTATGATGACCCTTCAGACCCCGGAACTCAAATTGATGCTACTACAGCAGATGGTTTATTTGAGTTTGAGATTGATGACGTTGAAGGCGAATGGATTGGTTTAGCAATTACATTAGATGAAGCTTTAACAAATGTTAAGGTTAATAATGTTGCTTTAACAAATGCAGATATTAATGCTGCAAATGCTTTAGGTTATACTGGCGGTAAGACCTATATTTATTGGGTAGATTACGCTGAACTTGCGGGCGCTGGTGTAACGCTCGTATTAACTACGGTTGACGGTAGTAAGACTGCTAAGAGTATTACAATTACTCAAGAAGAATAATATTAGATGCGGGGATCGGGTAACCGGTTCCCGCATTTTTTATTTTATAGGAGGGTGATAAATCTTGGCAATAAAAGAAGATATTTTAAAAGAAATTATTTCTGCTTGTAGACAAACTAAAGATGAAATTACAAAAGAAGATATAAAAGAATTAAATAAACAATTAGATTATTTAAAAAAGGCTGTTAGTAAAAAAGAAATAGAAATAAAAGATGAAAAAAGTAAGAAATATTGGGAAAGTGCAAAAATGGGAAAAGCTTATTTTATTCATGGATTAGATAGTCAGGGGAAAAGAAGTACTGAAGAAGGTTCCTATGGACGAACACTTTCTAATGTTCTTGAAGCAATAACAAAAATACTTGATATTTTAAGAGGAGAACCTCTTACTATTACTATTCAAAAGACTCAACGAAATAGTGAAGGTAAGATTATTAAAATTGAAACCTATAAAGGTAGAGAATCTGATTTAACTTTAAGATATAATAGTAAATATAGACAAGTAGAATATGATTTAAAAGAAAGTGCAAAAGCATTAAAAAGAATGGAAGATTTTAATAATGCTTATGTTAATCATTATGCTAACTTTTATAAAATAGCAAATGAACATATTAAATCAACTAGGTCAAATTCATCTGCAACAGGATGGAAAAAAAAGGTTAATGAAGGTAATATTGTAGAAGCATATCAACGACATTTAAAAATGAAACATTCATTGACCGATGAAACAAATATTGATTTGGATTCAAATGATTTTACTGTTCAAGAGGTTTTAATTTTATTATACTATTCAGTTGGAAATACTCCTTGGTGGCAGCAAGGTGACATAGGTTATAATCAGATTAAACAAGCTAATAATTTAAAATTAGCTTCTGAAGCTTCTATTCAAAGGGTAGCTTCTAAAATTTTAGATTTATTTTCTGAACCTTCTAATTTTAATGTAAAAGAATTTAATGAACTTTTTACTGCACAAGACCAAGAACAATTGGTAAATTTTTCAGAGTTACAAGAAGAAGAGGTACAAAGATTATTAAAAGAAATTGAAAAGACAGGACGCTTTAAAGTTAAAGGAGTTAATCAAAAAACTAGAAAATAAATTTGACAAACTAAAAAAAATATGTTATAATATAATTAGAATAGAGAATAAAGGAGATTAATTAATCGATGGAGACAATTAAGTTTTCTGACCTCAATCTTAGTTTAGTTGAGGATACGGTAGAAGTTGAAATAAATGAGCAACATATTAAGGTAAAGCAATATTTACCCGCAGAGAAACAAATTGAAATTATTTCTAATGTATTAAGAAATTCCGCAGATGATAACAATTTTGCAAATCCTACAAAAGTAGAGGTATTCTTTAATCTCGAATTAATCTATGCTTATACCGATATTGAATTTACCGAGGAAGAAAAAGAAAATCCTGTAGCTTTATATGACATTCTTGAAAGCAACGATGTTTTTGCGAAAATTATTAGTGTTATTCCTCAGTTCCAATATGAAGCACTTTTAGATAATACTAATTCGACTATTGAAAACTATTATCGACATGTAAATTCTGCTTTAGGTATTTTAGAGCAAGTTTCTACAGATTATAAGGGAATGGATTTTGATGCAGAAAAGATTAAAGAAAAAATCAATGGACCTTCCCTTGATTTGGTAAAAGATATTGTAGAAAAGTTGGGCTAAAGTAATTTATCGTTCTCTTGTTTTTTTGATATAAAATAAGAGTGAAAAGGATTTTTAAATGGGTAGAGTATCACTCTGCCCATTTTTTGTTTTTATAATCTACTTTGAAAGAAAAGGAGAGAAGAGAAATGGCTAATCGTAAAGATATTGATATTAATCTTAGCTTTACTGCGGATACTGAAAAAGTAAAACAGCAGTTACAAGAGCTGAAAGATAGCTTAACTAAGATTACACAAAGTGCTGGTACCGATAGACCTTTGGGTATTACCAGTGATTTAACTCAAGCTATTAATAAAACAACTCAGTTACAATCTGCTTTACAGAAAGCTACTACTAGCACTGGAAAATTAGATCTTAGTCAATTTAAGCATGAGTTAGATAAAGCTAATTTAAGTGCGGATGAACTTGCGACAACTCTTTCTCAATTTGGTACTACAGGACAGCAGGCTTTTATGAATTTAGCTAAATCAGTTAGTGCTGCTGAAATGCCAATCAAGAGAACTAATCGTTTAGTTCAAGAGTTTGCTACTACTATGAAGAATACTGCTAAATGGATGCTTTCATCAGGTATTTTGCATGGTTTTATGGGAAGTGTACAGAAAGCAGTTGGATATGTAGAAGATTTAAATGCTTCTTTAAATAACATCAGAATTGTTACAGGTCAAAGTTCAGAACAAATGGCTAAATTTGCAAAAGAAGCGAATGCCGCAGCGAAGAGTTTAAGTGCAACTACTACTGCATATACAGATGCTTCACTTATTTTCTATCAGCAAGGTTTAACAGGGGATGCTGTTAAAGAACGTACTGATGCGGTTATTAAATTATCTAATATTACAGGTGAAAGTGTTGAAGATGTTTCATCATACATGACAGCTATTTGGAATAACTTTGCAGATGGTAGTACTTCTCTTGAACATTTTGCTGATATTATTACTGCATTAGGTGCAACAACAGCATCTAGTTCTGCGGAAATTGCAGAAGGTTTAGAGAAGTTCGCGGCGATTGGTCAAACGGTCGGTTTAAGTTATGATTATGCAACTTCTGCTCTTGCTACAGTAGTAGCAAAAACACGTTTAAGTGCAGATACTGTTGGTAACTCATTTAAAACAATTTTTGCTCGTTTACAGAGTTTAAAACTTGGAGAAACTCTTGAAGACAATGTTGATTTAACTAAGTATACTGCTGCTCTTGATGCGGTTGGTGTTCAAGTTCTCGACGTGTCTGGTAACTTAAAAGACTTGGATAGTATCCTTGATGACTTATCTGAAAAATGGGTTTTAATGACTGAAGCTGAACGTGCGGCATTGGCTCAAACTGTTGCAGGTACTCGTCAGTATGCTCAATTTATTGCATTAATGGATAACTGGGGCGATGTTCAAAAGAATCTCCTTACTGCAAGAAATGCAGAAGGTGCTCTTCAAGCTCAAGCAGATATTTATGCAGAGAGTTGGGAGGCGGCAAGAAAGCGTGTACAAGCTGCCGCGCAAGGTATTTATCAATCTATTTTAGATGATAATTTCTTTATAGATTTAAATAATGGATTTGCTACTGTATTAAAAAGTCTTAAAGATGTAGTAAATTCTTTTGGCGGATTAAAAGGATTACTTCCGGGAATTAGTGCTTTACTTCTTAATATGTTTGGTAATGAATTAAATAATGGTATTCAAAATGCTATTTATAATATTCAGAAGTTTACCAAAAGTGGACAAGAAGCATTGGTTCAAACAAAGATGAGTTTTAATAATGCTTTAGCAGAATTCGATGATGATGGTACTCCTACTGGAGCAATAATGTCAGAAGTTTATACTAAACAAGGTGTCGCTCAAAATGAAATAATTGAAAAAAATAAGTTAATTATTTCTCAAGGATTAAAACTTAATGAAACTGAACAAATGCAATTAAAATTACTTGCTGATATTGTTGAAAAAAAGGGCGAAGAATATATTGAGTCAGCAAAAAATTTAACTAAATTACAAGAAGAAGAAAGAGTTTTAAGAGAAATTATTCTTGATGAAGCTGATAATCCTAAAGCATATGTTAGTAGCGTAGGAATGGACCCCGAAGCAGCACAAAAAACTCGTGACGATTTAAATTATCTTGATGAATTACAGAAACAATATACTGCACTTATTAATTTAAGAAGAAAATTTGCAGAACAATCAGACATTTTTGGTGATGAAAAAGCTAAAGAGGGATTAAAAAATATCCTTAAGCAATTAGAAGATATTCACCCTTCCGCAGATGTTGCAACAAAGGCAATTCAGGATTTTAAAAAGTCATTAAAAGATTTAGCTGATACGCAGGGTAAAATTACACCAGAGGCTTTTAATAGAGCAATAAAAGAATCTGGACATCTGAGTTCAGAGGTAGCAGACGTTCTTAATGTTTTAAGGGGACGTTTTAGTGAATTGTCTACATCGGGACAAAGAGCACATCAAGCTATTGATGAAATAGAACAAAAATTTAAAGAAATTGGTGAAGCTGAAGCTGATCTTTCAATCAAGAGTAATAATTTTAATCAATCTTGGAACGCACAAATAGAAGCTATTCGTAATGGAAAAGGTGAATTACCTGGCTATGTAGAGCAATTAACAAGTTTTGCTTCTGCTCTTGCGGCAGTCGGTATGGCAATAAATTCTATTAAATCAATAGGAAATATTTGGTCTAATAAAGATGCTACAACAGGAGAAAAACTTATTAGCACTTTTACTACTCTTGGCTTTTTAATTCCTAGTTTAGTTAGAGTTTGGACTCAATTAAGACGCACCATATTAATAACAAATGTTTCTCAAAATGCAGCGATAAAATTAAATTTAAAAGATGCTTTAGCATTGGTAATGCATAAAAAAGCGGTAGATGCAGAAACTTCTGCAGAAAAAAAGAAGGCTATAGCAATGGCTGCTGCAAATACTGTTATGCTTGCAAGTATGACTATTATTGCTGCAGTGGTTGCAGTTATAGGTATTGCTACCGCAGCAATGAATGCATATTCTAAAAAAATTAAAGAAAATGCTGAAAGAGCAAAAGAAAATGCAGATACCCATAAAGAATTAACTGATACCTATGCAGAAGAAAAAGATAATTTAAATAGTCTTGCTGAAGAATATAATAAATTATATACAGATGCTTCTCTTGGAGCAGAAGAATTAGAAGTTAAAGTTGTTGAATTAATGCGTCAACATGAAAATCAGAGAGGTGTTGTTCAAGCCTTAAATCATGATTATGAAGCATTAAATAAGACAATTAAACAAGCACAAATTGAACAAAATAAAATTGTCGCTAATGCGGCAAGAGAAGATGTTAATAATTATAAAAATGTTATTGCTGGTAATTTAAGAAATTATGCAGAAGAAGATAATCGTCGATTAGATAATAAAGGCACGACAATTGATTTAAAAAATGCCTACAGTAGAACTATAAGAGAAGATAATCTTGAGAAGGCTTTAACGAATCTTTTAGGTGAAGACTTATTTAAGAATAAAGACCATATTTATGTAGATAAATTTGCAAAAGGCGCTATAAAAAATTATGATGAACTTAAAAAGATATTAAATGAATTTAATGATGTTGCATATGCAAGACAATTAAGTCAATATCTTTCTAAACTTGATGAAGATGTTAAGCTTTATAATGAAAGTACTGAAAGATTAAAAGACGCTAAATTTGATGAAGCTTTCTTAGGAAGTTTTAATGCAGATACTTTCGATTTTACTCAATATTCAGATATTGTTTCAAAAGTTGGAGAAAGTATTCGTGAAGAAGGTATTGAAATCACAGATGACCAAGTTCGTGATTTAGTTACTAAAGAAATTTCAGCATATGATGAACTTGCAGATTATGTTAAATCTCTTGATTTAGCTTGGTATGTAGTAGATAATAGCGATATTGATCAAAGCGTCGAAGAAGTGGCTGATAAAATACAAGACTTTAATGAGAGTGAACGTTCTGTTATTTATATCCATCCTAGAGTTGCAGCAGAAGAATTTGCTAAGGGTGCTGATTATAGCAAAGAGAAACTTATGGAAGAATTTGGTGCAGAGGCAGATTATTTTACAGCTAAAAGTAAAGTAGATAGTCTTTCAAATGTTGCTCTTGATTTTTCAAATAAAGGAAAGTTTTCTGATGCAGATAGACAGGCGGCTCTTTCGGCAGGTATTGAAAATGCTAATTATGCTACTGAGGGAGAGCTTATTCGACAAATTCTTACTAATCGAGATCAATATGGTCAAGATATGAATGAAATTGCTGAAGAGGCTAAAAAGGCTGCAGAAAAACGTAGAGATGAAGATAATAAAGCTTGGGAAAAAGCTATTGCATCAGAAGGCTATTGGAAACATCAAAATGAAATAGCTATAGATGAAGATTTAAAAACAAATTTAATAGAAGAATACAAAACATTACATAAAGGTGATGAAGAAGGATTAAGAGAACTCGAAAGTTTATTATCTGAAGGATGGTTTGAAGATTATTCTAATGATATTGAAAAATTTAAGAGTCATATAAGTGTTAATACCCATCAAAATGAAAATTGGACAGGATATGATGATTCTGGTCAAATGGCTTGGATGACTCAATTTGAAAAATTATTTGCAACAGATGGTAATAACTTGACAAATAATGGAGGAGCAATTCTTGCAGCATTTTTAGATTCAAAGAATTTTAAAAACTCCTCTAAACGAATTGAAGAGACAACTCAAAAAATTCAAGAAGCAACAAAAGAAGTAAATAAAGCTAAAACAGTTTTAGATTCTTCTAGCGCGGCAGTAGATAAAATTCAAAAATATACTGTAAATTATATTGAAACATTACAACTTTTATCTGAGTATGTAGAAATTGTAAATAATAAAATCAATACTTTACAATCTACATTTAAAACAGTAGATGCTGCACAACAAGAATATGCTGAAACAGGCACTTATTCAATAGATACAATTCAGTCTTTATTAGACCTTGGTCCGGAACAACTTCAATATATGCATCTTGAAGGCGATGCGATTATTACAAATACTGAATTACTTAAGCAAAAAACTCTTGCTTATTATGATGAACTTGAAGCAACATATTCTAGTCAAGCTGCGACAGAAATTGCAACTATTAAAACAAAAGAATCAGCAGAAGAGGATTACCAAAAAATACTTTCTACTTATGCTAAAGTTACTGCAGAACAACTTTTAACAGGTACATTAGATGAACAAATTAGTAAGTTAGAAGAATTAAAATTAGCTGGAGAAGAAGCTGCGGATGGAATGTTAGCTTATTATAGTAATATTCAAAAAATTATTGATTTAGGTAGAAAAAATATTGATAATGCTTTTACTTCTTCTACAAGTGATAAGTCAGCTAAAGCATCGCAAAAAGAATATAAAGAGTATCTTGAAGAATTACCGGATAGATATCATGATATTAATAATGCTATTAAAGAAGTTACTCATTCATTAGAGGTACTTCAGAGATTCCAAGATAAACTTGCTGGTAAAGCATTAATTGATTCATTAACAAAACAGAACAAATTAATTGAAAAGCAGCAGGAAAATTATAAGAAACTTGCGGGAATGCTCAAGTCAGAACAGCAACAACTTCAAGGTCAAAATAGATTAGGACAATTTGGAGCGCAATTCGATGCAAGTGGCCGTGTAACAAATTATGCTGAAACATATAGTAAAATTGAGGCTGAAATGATTTCTGCAACTAATGCATATAATGCAAAGGTTGCTGAATATAATAAAATGAGTAAGGCCGAACAGGAAGCTACTGGAGATGCAATGCTCAAAAGAGCTGAAGATGAGTATGAAGAAGCAAAGAGATTACATGATGATGCTCAAGATTGGCTTAGTAGAACAGATGAAATTATTGATGAACTCAATGATGCAGAAGATAAATATATTGAAGCACAACAGAAGAAAGTTGAAAATAATCTTAAAAAGTTTACTGAAAGATTTAAGATTAAGATTGATATTAACGATGCAAAGAA